AACACGAAGGGAGCGGTTTCGTGACGCATGACGAAGCGATTGCCGCCTGCAAATCTGCCGATCCATTATGGCCGGTCGGTCGAATGGAGAGCAGCGAGCAGATGGTTGCGGAATTACGGATCGCTGGTGACCGCATGTTGATCCAATCCGGCGTCATGAAGGATTGGTCGGACCGTTTCTATGCTCTCGCTTTGTCGCTTGAGCAGAGTAAGAAGAAAAAGTACGGCCCCGTGGAGTGGTCTGATGAGACCATGAGGAAGGTCCATGAAATGTGCCGAGAGCAATCCTAGCGAAGGAGCGGTCATGATTGTCCATCGAGACAACGACGCAGGGGACATTCGCGCGAAGCCCGGCTATCCGAAGGCAGGGCAGATAATCTACGTCGAGCCGAGGTGGCATCCGGCAGTCCGTGAGCCGATGTTCCATTGCTCATGTGGTCGCTGGTTCGTCACGCCAGGCGGCATCCAAGAGTGTCTAGTGACCAATCACTGGCCGCGTATCTGAGGGGCGCCCGGTGACCGTCTATAGAAGCGAGTGCGGAAAATATCTCTGTCGGGTGTCATCGCGCGGCTGGGGGCATTTCGACGCATGGCTTGCCGACGGCTCAATCCATTGGCGGAAGCCAGAGCATCCCGGAGACGAGTTTTTCAACTTGCCACACATCAAAAATCCGTGGCTCTCGAATATCGATGAGCCGGAACCGATCAACATCTAGGGAGCGGTCATGACGGAAGAATTTTTGCAGCATAAACTGGCCGAAGTTATGGGTTGGCTTGATCGCGCGTTCACGGCGGGGAAACTCAAAGGTCTCGCCGTCGTTGCCGTCAATGACGATGGCTGTTTTCGTCAGAGCGTGGTTTTTGCTGGCGGTTCCAAGATCACGCTGATCGGAGCCATTGCAATCATGCAGAACAACGCAACGCGGCTTGTTGCCGATCATCCCGAGAATGATGGCGTCTCGGAATATCACAACACGTAAGGAGCGGTCATGCGGGCAATCAGAGAAGCGCTATTCGAAGTTGATGACGTTGATATCGGGGATGGTGTCTGGACGCTTGAAGACATCGCCTATCAGGAAATAGGCGATCCGTTTTCAATTTGGTGGAACTAGCAGGGGAGCCGACGTTGGAAACTCTCAGTGAAGAACTTAGGCGCCTTTGTTTGCAAATATCCGCCCGGTAGCCTTGGCCTTTGGGAAATCGTCCGCTAACCCGACATCTTCAAGCCGAACTCGCGAGCCTTTTGCATCCGTTCAATCTCTTTGGCCAAGATGTAGGCCGCGACCGCGTTTTCCGTGAAGCCGAACGTCGTATGGCTCGCGAGATGTATCAACGCGCTGTACAGCGACGCGGGAACCGTGACTTCGAACGTCTCGGTATCCTGTCTTTTTGGCGGACGCCGCCTCACGCTATTTTGCCGGAATGGCGTTCATCATTTTCTTCGGATTGAGCCAGAAGCATTTTCGTCGCCATGACAGTGCGGTGCCAATTGAATGAAAAGTTGCCAGAGGATTGCTTTTCCATCTCCCGCACGCACGCTTCAAGCGACGCCCGATAGTCGGCGATCTGCGCTTCAAGCTGCTTGATGCGATGGGCCGTATCGACGGCGGAAGCGAGCTTATGGCCGGCGCTGGTGACGGGATCGTCGGACATCACTCTCCCCCTATCTGTCTTCGCCGCATCGTCGCGCGATGCAATTCTATCTGTGTGAAGCGCTCGACAACCTTGCCGGCGACGGTCTTTCGCCAATTGGATTCGCGGCCCGCAGGGAGCTTGGGGCCGCTCTCATTCTTGATCGCGCCCGATGTCCCAAGGATCAACCTCGGGAAGCCCGAAATAGCAGCCGTTCGTTTCAACGAAAAGCGCGGCGATCATTCCTTCCCATCCCTCACATAGAGCCCCTGATAAGCCCCGTGTCGTCGCAAGCGCCGTGATAGATACAAAGGTCCGGTGTCATGCTTCGCCTCCCCTCAACTTTCCGATGATTGCACTTGCCCATCCATTGGCTCGGGTCCATGCCTGAATTAAATTATGCCTGAATGCGTATCATTCCCCTTATGCCTCCGTCAACAAAATAATCAATCCCCTTATTGACACTGGAATAAGTCCAGTTATAGGTTGCCTCCATGAACTCGATGGCCCACATCCGCAAAAGCGTCCTAAAGCTTTCGCAGGCTCAGATGGCGGCAATTGCGTGTTGCACGCAGGCTCTTGTTTCCTATTGGGAATCCGGCGAACAGTTTCCCAACAAGGAACACATGGGCCGCATTCGGTCATACGCCAAAGCCAGCGGAATCAAATGGGACGATTCGTGGTTCTTCGAGGCGCCACCGCAAGAGCCCGCCCCGCAAGCAGAGGCTTCCTGATGGGCGAGCGGTCCAAAATCGAATGGTGTGATAGCACATGGCCCGTCGTTCAAGGCTGCGATCCGGTGTCGCCGGGTTGCACCAATTGCTACGCCGTTCCCCTTGTACATCGCCTTGCGTGGAACACGAACCCAAAGATATCGGCGCCGATCAAAGGCGTCGTCGAGCATCATAAGGACCGTTTGCGTTTCACCGGCAAGGTGGCGCTTCGCGAAGATCGGATGGATTGGCCGCTGAAATGGAAAAAAGGCCGCATGATCTTCGTGCCGAGCCATGGTGATCTATTCCACGAAGACGTGCCCGACGCATTCATTGATCGTGTATTCGCCGTGATGGCGTTGACGTCCCAGCATACTTACCAAGTGCTGACGAAGCGGGCGGAGCGGATGCTCCGCTACATGGAGCATTCCGAGTGCGAGGCCCGATGGATGAATGCGGTCGCCAATCTCTTCGAAGTCGATCGCACGCTAATGAACAGGTGCTATCCGATCATGAACCGCCGCGAGCCGTGGCTACCGTTGCCCAACGCATGGCTCGGCGTGTCCGCCGAAGACCAGCAGCGCGCCGACGAACGCATTCCCTTGCTCTTGCAGACTCCGGCGGCGGTGCGGTTCGTGAGCTTGGAGCCGCTGTTGGGGCCGATTGATCTCAGTGTATGGCCCAGGCGAGATTGGCTTCGGACCACCGGGTATGATGGGGCTGCGACCCAGCCGGGCCTCGACTGGGTGATCGTCGGTGGCGAATCCGGCCCCGGCCCGCATGCGCGGCCGATGCATCCCGACTGGGCAAGGTCGCTGCGCGATCAATGCGCGGCTGCTGATGTGCCCTACTTCTTCAAACAATGGGGCGAGTTTTTACCTGTCGGCCAGCACTTGCCCGGATTTGGCAAAATCCATGGCGCAACGGTGGTCAAGCCCGGCCGCATGAAGCTCCACTACGGCGGAACGCCGAAGCAAACCCCGCAGCACGCGTTCGCTGAAAATGGCGTCGCGTTCACATCTATAGCCGACGGGCGCCTGACCTTTCGCGTCGGAAAGCGCGCCGCCGGCCGCTTGCTTGACGGCAGAGAGTGGAACGGGATGCCAGAGGGCAATGTCGTGAAACTAGCCGGAACGCGCGCCGGATAAGCGCATGTTTCACGGGGAACAATCGCTAAAAGGCGTTTTGAATGAGCGATCTAGACAAAGTGCGCGCCCTCCTCGGTAAGGGTCTGAAAGAAGCCGCCATTGCAACGCGGCTCGGCGTTACCCGCCATCGGGCGCGAGTACTAGTCGATCAGGCGACGCGGGGACAAGCCATTGCCATCATCCCGCCGGCCGGACTCCCCGTGCTATCTTTCTACGACACCGCCCGCCAGGCGCTTGCTCAGGCCAAAACTCTCGCCGAAGTCAAAGAGATCGCCGACAAGGCCGATGGCATCCGAGAATTTGCGCGGCGGGCCAAAGATCGCCAACTCGAAATCGACGCGGCAGAGATGCGGATTCGTGCGGAATATGAATACGGCAAGCGGCTTATTCATGTGAAGGAAACGACCGGCTTCGCCAAGGGCGGCCAACCGTACCAACAGAAGTTTACCGGTCCCGATCTGGAACCAGTAGAGAAAGCGCCGACTCTCGTGGACCTCGGGGCGGACAAGAAGCTTTCCGCCAGGGCGCAAAAACTCGGCTCGATTTCGGAACGCGCGATGGAGGCGCGAGTCGCCCATTGGCGCCAGACTGCCGAGCATGGCGCGGAGCGAGTGACGGCGGACATTCTCAAGCAGCGCCCCGCTCCCTCCCGCTCAATGAACCGCACCGAGCCGGCTGATTCCCTCGATCCGTTCTTCACTCCCCCATGGGCCACCCGCGCCCTCATGGAGCGCGTTCTTCCCCAGCTCGGCATGCACCCCAAGAACCATACCGAACGAAGCATATGGGAATCTGCCTGTGGCGAAGGCCATATGACCGGCGTGCTACAGGAATACTCGGAAATGGTATTCGCCTCGGACATCCACCAATACGGCGAAAACACGGTGCAGGACTTCCTTATCTGCGACGCCAAGCCCGGCGCATTCCAGTGGATCATCACCAACCCGCCCTTCCGTGGCGATATGGCCGAGCGCTTCGTTCTAAGAGCGTTGGAACTGGCTTATGAAGGCGTCGCGATGTTCGTGGCTCTCCAATTTCTCGAAACTGTGGGCCGCTTCGAGCGCCTTTTCAAGGACCGTCCGCCGACGCTGATTTCGTTCTTCGCCGAACGGGTGAATTGCTGCAAAGGCCGATGGGACCCGGACGGCTCGACCGATGCCGCCTATGTATGGCTCGTTTGGAAGAAAGATTTGAAGCCGATGGCGCCCTACTGGATTCCACCCGGACAACGAATCGGGCTAAGCAAACCCGACGACCGCGCCAAATATGCCGCCTGGTCGATGCCCGAAAACAAGATCGCGGGGGAGGCCGCCGAATGACCATACTTTCGCCGCTCGAAAGATTCCGCAAGAACCCTCAGTCCGATTGGTGGAAGGGTGACCCTTCGCGCCTCGATCAGCTAAAAGCCATCCTCGCACGTAAACCCATTCCAAACGTAACCGAAATCATGATCGAGATGGGTGCCCCGTCCCGCAATTGCATTATCGGCAAGGCGCGGCGGGAAGGATTGCAGCTACGGCCGCCACATCGCACCAACAGGCCGAAGAGAGTGAAAACCAAGCCGAACCGCAAACTCTACGTGCCACGTGCGGCCATCGATCTCCCCGCCAATTTCATCGCCATCGAAGCCGAAGAACGCCGCGAGAAAGCCCGCGAGACGATGCTCGCGGACATTGCTGAGCGCCAGGCCGCAGACGAAGCCGCGGCGCAAACGGGCGGCATTCCATTCATGGAGATCGGGAACGGGAAATGCCGCTGGCCGCTGACGGAGGTCAAGCCGCTCGCGGACTTCCGGTTCTGTGGGGCGAAGTGCGATGGCGTCTACTGCGCCCCTCATACGCGACGGTCGATGAATCGGTTTGTAGCGGAGGCGGCGGAATGAAGGCCCTCACCATCTACCAGCCTTGGGCCTCCCTGATCATGATCGGGGCGAAACCCAACGAATTCCGCCGCTGGGACTATCGCACCCGCGAGCGCGGCCTTGAGGGGCAACGCATCGTCATCCACGCCAGCGCGCGCCCCATTCGTCTGGCCGAAATAGAAGACATCACAGCCCGCTTGAACGACGGCATTTCTGCGCTGCGCGGCGACATCGCGTTACCGCTGCTTGAGCGCATCAGGGCGGCGTGCGAGAGCGGCGGCGTGGTGGAGCTCTCTGCCGGACTTGGCACCGCTGTTCTGGGAGAGCCCAAGAAGGTCGATGAGTTGTTCAACTCCCCGGCCGATTCCGATCGCATCGACCATGATATGTGGGCGTGGCCGCTCACCGACATCCAGCCGTTTGCCGCGCCAGTGCCATGCCGTGGTATGCAAGGATTCTGGTCGTGGCCGATGAAGGCAGAGGCGGCGTAATGATATTTCCGATGCGGCTGATCGTCAACAAGCCGGATTCTCCGACAGTGACGGCCGTCGCGTCGGATTCCGAAGAACTGGCATTGCGGCGCTGCTGCTATGCGCGGGCTATCAGCTTCACTGATGATGGGACAAGTGCGATTTGCCGGACCTGCGGGACAATCATGCCGGCTAATTGGTTTGCGAGGGAGCAAAGATGAGCGACACAGCAACAGCAATCCCCTTCAAACTCGTGCAGGAGCAGGATCACGGCGAAGGCTGGGAATCGGCCGTTGTCGAGATATTCGGCCACCGCACGCATGCCGGCTTCATCCGCGAGGAAGAGCGATTCGGTGCAAAGATGATCCGCATCGATGTGCCGACGAATGGCGATATCGATCATCCGGTTTGGGAAACGCATTGGTACGGCGGGGCGTCGATCTTCTCGCTTACGCTGACGGACGCGGCGAGCGTATTTGCAGCAAACAAAGTCCAGCGGGCGCCAGCTCGGGTATTCCTACCGTCGCCGGATGATTATGAGGACGAAGACCAGTGACCGCCGACTCCCGCATGAATCTCAATCTCGCCGACATGCGCCTTGAACTCACGCCATCAAGCGCGCCGCTGGGCTACCTCGCGACGCCCTATACGCGCTATCCTCGCGGCATCTGGCACGCCTTCGTCGACGCATCAACGCTCGCCGCAAGGCTGCTGGCGGCTGGCGTGAAGGTATATAGCCCGATTGCGCACACGCATCCGCTTGCGATCTTCGGCGCCCTTGATCCGCTTGACCTCAAGATATGGCTTCCATTCGATGAAGCCATGATGACGGCGGCGCATGTTCTTATCATCGGCCAGCTCGACGGCTGGGACACATCGAAGGGCGTCGCGCATGAGATCGAGTTCTTCGAACGGCACGGAAAGCCGATCTTCGATCTTGATCCGGCGAGCTTGGTGATGACGAGGCGACGGCTAAATGATGAACGCACATAACCCCGAACCTCTCCTGAATTGAATCGAACCCATGCCCCGCCTCCGTCACAAATGGTCCAAGAAAACAAGACCGTCATCCATTCTCTCAATCCGAACCTGTATCAAGTGCTCTCTTGTCGAACATTCGAATCACGATTGGACTATAGGTCCAAAAGGAACACATTGGATAACTTGGTTCGAAGAACGGAATCCAGAAATGAGGCTTATGGTGATGCCGGAATGTATTGAAGAATTAAGGGATGATTCAACTCCCGCCGTACCGGACGTTCGGTCGAACCATCAGCCCGATATCGAGCCAGACTACGAAAAGGAAATGAAATTGCCGCCCGGCACAACTTGCGCCGATTGCCTTCATTCGAGACGGTGCATCGCGCTTGGATTCTCTGTCTTGATCTCAACTTCTTGCGATTTCCATCCGAGTCGTTTTCGGTCGAACCATCAGTCCGATCGGGTGCCGGGGGCGAAGGAAGCATGAGCATTCCGATCACAAAAGATGCGGTGCTCTATCTCGCTGGCACACTCCGCAGCATCATTGCGATGGCTGAAAAGGATAAGAGCGACACATCGGCAAGGATCGCCGCACTTGCGCAAGCGGGATTGGACCTCGCTGAGCACGGGGAGGAAGGGTGCACAAGGATGCGCGGCGGGGTCTGGAGATGACGTTCCGCATCGAAACTCTTGCCGAAGGTGTGACGCTCTATCTCGGGGATTGTCGCGAAATATTGCCGACGCTCGGAAAAGTTGATGCCGTGGTGACTGATCCGCCGTATGGGATAGCCGATAAGCCAATGTTAGACCTTCCTGGACGCGGGGGTCGTGGAAACAACGATTATCATCCGCCGAGCGATTGGGATGCTGAGATCAATCCCGAGTGGCCGCGTTTATGCGGGAAGGCCGCTTCATTAGTTGCGTGGTTTGGACATTGGCGTAAACGGGCCGATGTGGAAAATGCTATCGGGCTGCCGATCCGCGCTGAAATAGTGTGGGCTAAAGACACGCATGTTGGGCCGCCATGCCCAGTTGCGTCGCGCGATGAGCGCATATGGTTATTTTCGATAGCTGGGATTAAGGGTGATACGTTCGAAACCTCTGTTTGGGATTGTCCGATCATACCAACATGGTCATTTAAGCACCATAAGAATGAAAAGCCGGTTGCACTTATGCAACGGCTAATTCGATTTCTGGGCAGTGAAATCATCCTCGATCCTTTCATGGGCTCAGGCACCACAGGCGTTGCCGCCGTCAAGCTCGGAAGGAAGTTCATTGGTATCGAAAAAGATCCCAAGTATTTCGACATCGCCTGCCGCCGCATCTCCGAAGCCTTGAAGCAGCCCGATCTCTTTATCGAAAAGCCCAAGCCCTTGCGGCAGGAGAGTTTGCTGTGAAGTACTCCACAAAGAAGATGAGCGATAGACAGTTAGCCGGCAATCGCAAAATCCTCAATATGACGGGTGGTCGCTGCTACTATTGCGCCTTCCCGCTCCACTTGGAAAATCCTCGTGATTGGATGATCATAGGCGTCTGCCGAGATTTTGTACGGGAACACAAATTGCCACGGCAGCGGGGTGGCGAGAACCATCACAGCAATTACGTTCCGTCCTGTTGGAACTGCAATGGGATAAAATCAACATTCACTCTCGACGAATTTCGATTTTTACGGGGGCTTAGGTGCGGCGATCTTTCATTCACCTTTCCATTTGAACAACCAAACACCGCCGGCCGCGACTGGCTTATCGTTCATAGCGAAAGTTTCGAAAAGACGTTGATCCTAAAAAACTTTCCATTGGCGCGGTCTCGTTATCATTCGCGCGATGGATTTGTGTCATCGCATGGGCGCCGCTAGTGACATCTCGTCCCACCAACATCATCAGGCGCCATCACACGCGTTTCTTTACGACGCTACCAAATGAAATTTTCAATGACGAGCGTCTGGCGCTGGACGAAATGGCGTTGCTGGGGTGGCTTCTTAGCCGCCCCCATGACTGGGAGGTAATCCCAGCCCAAATTCGCAAGCGGTTTAAGGTGGGCCGCGACAAGTTCTACCGGCTCATGACGAGCCTTTGTAACGCCGGCTATGTGAAGCGAGAGAAGGAACGCGCGAAAGACGGGACGATCTCCTGCATCCGCTATGTCGTAACCGATGATCCGGCCATTCCGGTGAGGCGGGTAACGCAGGAAGAAGTCGATTCCGAGTCCGATAGCGAGTCTGACAATCCCGCGGTGCCGAGTGCGAGTGTGGCGCCCTTACAACAGCCTGAAAAACCGGATACGGCTGATCCGGATACGGTTTTTCAGGGGCCAGGACTAAGTAATGATATATACAAAACTCCCCCCTACCCCCCATTGGAACCTATGGCGAATCCGCAAGGCGCCGTCGAAGCAGTAAGAAAGATTCCAGAATTCAAGGAATTGTTGAGCAAGTGGCCGTCCGGAAGCATTCTCAGCAGCTCGGCAGCGGAGCGCCGATTTCTGCGCCTTGATGCCGATCGTAAGGCCGCCGCTGTGAACGGCATCGCGGGCTATCTGGCGGGCATGCGGCTTCGTGGTTGGAAGGTCTGTGATCTGCAAACCTATTTGCGTGATCGCCGATGGGAAAAAGTTGGGGGAAACACCGAGAAGGTGGCTTACCTGACCAAAGGCGGCACGCCTCAGGCGTTTCGGTGGCTTGAATATCGCAAGGGGCTCGGAGAACCGACCGCCTTCATGGAGGATTGTTGGAAATCGGGTCGCCCCTGGTACGCGCCTTCCGAGTGGCCGCCTCCGGTTCCGAACGATGATCGCAAGGGAGAGCCCGTGGAACGCCATCCCCCTCCTGAAAATAACCCCGATCTTTCCCCTCTCGCCGACGAACTGGAACGCACCAAATGACCCGCTCTAGGACAATGAATCCGTGACCAGGAAATACACGCCCGAAGAGGCGGCGCGCGCGAAGGCGCGTGAACGTATCCGTGTTCGCGAATGGCGACGTTCCCGCCGCGCCGAGGGAAGCCTCAGCCACCCGAGCGCCCATTACGCAAATCATGTCCACGTTCCGCTGGAAGTGGAACGTGACCGTCAAAAGCGGCTCGCCTATTCCGCGCCCGATTTGACGGCTGCCGTGATGGGCGACCCGCCGCCTGAGCGTTCGGCGCTCTATCTCCGTCACCTTGTCAGCGTTTGCGGTGGTGATAAATCTGGGTGAGTCGCATTGGTGGCTTGAATGAACGAGATGGAATCAAATGGAATCGGTCGCGTTGGTGCCCGTGGATGTCGGATCGGAGCCGCTTGCTGGGAAGCTTGAGCGGTTTGCGCAGATGCTCGCGCTGCGCCTTCCGCCCGATGCGGCAGCGCGCGAGGCCCAATACCCGGCATCAGGTGAGCCGGTCACATTCGCGGCGAATGCCCGAAAGCGTGCACGGCTTGCGTCAGTGCGTAGCCGAGTTAAGTGGCTGGCGCGGCAGGAAGAAGAGGTTCTGGCGGTCAAGCGCGAACGGCTGGAAGAGCGGCTGTGGGCTTGGCACGAGAGCGATATCGGGGCGTTCTATCACATGGTTGATGAGATTGTGTTTGACGCCGATGGCATGCCGATTCTCGGCGCCGATGGTGAGCCAAAAACCCGCACGGTTGAGCGGTTGAAGCTTTTCAGCGAAATGCCGCCTGAGCAGCGCTTGCTCGTCAAATCGCTGCGTTACACCGAGCGCGGCAAGCCTAACTTGGAGCTTTACGGCGCCGACGACGCAAACCGCGAACTGCGCAAGCTGAACGGTCTTGATGTCCAGCGCACGGCTGGCGAGGCCAACTTCGATCGCATGTCGGACGCCCAGATTTTCCACGAACTGGCGCGGCAGGCAAGCGAGCTGGGGGTGAACGTCACGCTGTCGATTGATGGAGGCGCGTAGCGTGCTTTCGCGCCGCTCCCTCGGGCAATTGCTGGCCGGCGTCGCGGCGCTTGCGATGTCGGGTGAAGCCGCGCCTGCGCGTGAAAAGCTCGAAAGGCTGCGGCGCACGGCTGCGGAAGCATTACGCCGCATTGCTCGCGACGAGCAATCGCGTTATGGTTGGTATGATGAGAACGGTGTCCGCCAGGGTGGATTGATCGCCTTCGTGCGGTATTTCTGGCACGTGCTGGAACCCGAGACGCCGTTTGTCGATGGCTGGCCGCTGTGGGTGATGTGCGAGCACCTTGAGGGCGTCACGCGTGGGGAAATCACGCATTTGTTGGTCAACGTCCCGCCTGGCTTCATGAAGTCGTTGCTGGTGGATGTGTTCTGGCCGGCGTGGGAGTGGGGGCCGATGGACCTGGCGCATCTGCGGTATGTGGCGTTTTCGTATTCCGCATCCCTGACGGAACGCGACAACGGCCGCTTTCGCGACCTGATCACCAGCCCGGGATATGTCGCGCTGTATAAGGGCGTTCGGCCTCGCAACAAGACCACGCTCAAGGTTCACAATACGCGCACGGGTTGGAAGCTCGCTTCGTCGGTCGGCGGCGTGGGCACCGGCGAGCGCGGCGACCGCATCATTCTCGATGACCCCCACAACGTGAAGGAAGCCGAATCTGATACCGTGCGCGAGGAAACCGTGCGGTGGTTTCGCGAGTCGCTGTCGTCGCGCTTCAACAACGAGAACACGGCATTCATCGTCATCATGCAGCGCGTCCACGAAGACGACGTGTCCGGTGTGATTCTCAGTGCGGGCCTCGGCTATTGTCACGTTTGCATACCGTGGGAATACGAGTATGGCCGCTGCGTCGATGCGAAAGGCGATCCGGTGCCTAACAGCTTTGGGTGGGTCGATCCACGCCTCGCGCCGCTCGCGCCAGATGAATGCGAAGGTCTTCCTGCCTGGGAAGCGCGTTTCCCCCCCAAGGTGATCGATATGCTGCGCCACGCCCTCGGGCCTTACGCCTGGGCTGGGCAATACCAGCAGGCGCCGAGCCCGCGCGGCGGCGGTATCTTCCAGCGCGATTGGTGGCAGTTATGGGAATCCGATGACGGCAAGTTCCCGACGCTCGAATATGTGGTCGCATCGCTCGATGGCGCTTTCACCGAGGACGAAGAGAACGATCCGTCAGCCCTGACCGTATGGGGGGTGTTCATCAATGACCAGAACCGCCGCCGCGTCATTCTTCTGCATGCGTGGCGCAAGTTCTTGAAGTTCTCCGGGCCGCGAATCGCCATGGAGGGCGGTGAAACGAAGGCCGCCTATCGTCGGCGTTGCATGCCGGAATGGGGCCTGATCGAGTGGACCGCCGATACGTGTCGCCGCTTCAAGGTCGATCTGCTCCTGATCGAGGGCAAGGCGTCTGGTATGAGTGCCGCCGATGAATTGCGCGGCCGGTACGGGTTTGAAGGATGGGGCATTCACATCATGCCTGTCAAAGGGGATAAGGTAGCGCGTGCCCTTGCGGTACAGCCAATATTTTCCCAATTTACGGTCTATGCGCCGGATCGCGACTGGGCCGAAATGGTGATCGACGAGATGGCGGTATTTCCGAAAGGGAAATATGATGACCTGACCGACTCGGCCACTCAAGCTATGGGGTATCTGCGTGGCGTGGGGATGGTGCAAAGCGATGAGGAGGCTGCGGCGGCTGAAATCGAGCCGGCCGTTCACAAGCCGCGCCAGCGGGCGCTTTATCCGGTGTAGGAGAAACCATGACATCACCAACTTTACTCAAGCCGTCAATGCCGTTGACCGACGATCAGGCCTATTGCCGCGATCTATTGCGCGAGGCGCTCGCGCTGGCCGATGCCGGCAAGGTCAATTCGTTGTGCATGGTGGTGTGCATGGAGGGCGGTTTTGCGACCGTGATGGGCGGGCGCCGCGGCGCCGATCTGCATGTGGGCTGCCATGACTTGCAGGCGAAGATTCTTGCAGAATTGACTGGCGGCAATGTGGCGCGGCCTAAACCGCGCGGGTCGAGCATCATTCAGGTGAAGCCATGATCGAGTCGCGTGATATCTGTGAGCGGTTGGAAGAGATCGCGCACTATGCGGATGTAGATGTAATCGGAGGTGGCGACACTGCGGAGACAATTCGCGAAGCCATTGCCACCATCAAAGCCTATCGCGCCGTGGTCGGCAGAGCGCAAGGAAATCCGTCCGATGCCTTCCAAGACATCCGCCGGCAAGCGAAAAGCATTGCGGAAGCGCCCGACGTGCGTGAAATGCGGCCGGTCGATCATAGCGTTTCGCCCCGGTTGGCAGAGCCTCTATCGCCCGAGCAGAGATCATGACCTCTGCCGGCGTTGCTTCAAGGCGGAATGCGACAGGAACCGATTGAATGGCATCGGCGACGGCACACGGTAAAAACTAATGGCTGACGCCGCAGCGGCTTCCGATATCGTCGTTCATATCGAGGACGAGGACAATGCCACGCGGGTTGATCCCGCTACCGGCACTATCGAAATTGACCAGCCTGACGGCAGCGTGGTCGTGCAACTCGACGCCAAGCGGCAATCGAAGCCTGACGGCGACGAGGGCGATAAGTTCTACGCTAATCTGGCGATCGATATTCCCGGCATCCGGCTCGGGCAGATCGCGAACGATTTGATTGACGCCATCCAGGCCGACGACCGCTCGCGCGGGCAATATCTGCAAATCAGGGCGCGCGGTCTCGACTTGTTGGGGCTCAAGCTCGAAGAGCCGAAGTCGAGCGTGGGCGATTCGGGCTCGTCGATCGATGGCATGTCGAGCGTGACAAACCCGCTGCTGCTTGAAGCTGTATTGAAGGGCTGGGCCAACGCCCGCGCCGAGCTGCTGCCAGCGGAAGGGCCGGTCAAGATCAGCGACGAAGGCGACGAGACGGCGGCAGAAGACGAGCAAGCCGAGACGCTGGAAAAGGATTTCAATTACTATCTGACAAAGACAGCGACCGAGTACGTCCCCGACACTTCGCATATGCTGTTGTGGGGAACATATTTCGGTGGCTCCGGGTTCAAGAAGGTTTATCGCTGCCCGATGCGGCGGCGCCCGGTTTCCGAGTCGATCGATGCCAAAGACCTGATCGTTTCCGATACCACCAAGGATCTGAAAGCCTGCGGGCGCGTCACGCACGTGATCACCATGCGGCCGTCCGTGATGAAGCGGATGAAGCTGCTCGGCGCCTACCGCGACGCAACGCTGACGCAGCCCACGCCGCAGCCGAACGTGGTCGATGCTAAGATCGCCGGCATCCAGGGCACGCAGCCGACCCGTGACCGCCCCGAGGATGAGCCCTTTACGCTTTATGAGACGCAATGCGAAATCGATCTTGAGGAGGGCTTTGATCATCCTTCCATGAGCGGCAGCCAGTTCAAGGACGCCGGCATTCCGCTTCCGTATCTCGTCACTATCGATAAGGATTCGCGGGAAATCCTGCAATTGCGTCGCGATTGGGAAGAGGGCGACGAGGAGTGCGAGCGCGATCGCATGTATGTGAAATACCCTTACGTTCCAGGCCCTGGTTTCTACGGAACCGGGATGCTCAACATTCTCGGAAATTGCTCGGCCGCGATGACGGCGGCATGGCGTGAGGCGCTTGACTGCGGCATGTTCGCGAACTTTCCGGGCGGACTGATCACGAAGCTTGGGTCGCGGCAGAACACCAGCAATTTCCGGCTTGGACCCGGAGAGTTCGTGCCGGTCGAAACCAACAACCTGCCGATCGACAAGGTGGCCATGCCGCTGCCGTACAAGGATGTAACGAGTGGGCTGCTCAAGCTGATCGAGTTGATAACCGGGCAAGCAAAGGAATTGGGCGGCTCTGCCGAAATCCCCGCTGGCGAAGGGCTGCAAAACATCCCGGTCGGAACCATGTTGGCGCAGATCGAGCAGGCCACGAAGGTCATGGCGGCGGCGCACAAGGACATGCACCAAGCGCAGGCCGAAGAAATCGACCTGTTCACCAAACTCTTCCGCCGCCATCCGGAGGATTTCTGGCGCAGCAACAAGCGGTGTGCGCCGAATACATGGGACGAGCAGAAATTGCTTGCCGCGCTTGACAATTGCAAGCTGGTGCCGCGTTCCGATCCCAACACGCCGTCGCACCTGCATCGCATCATGAAGGCGGTCGCATGGGCTAACCTCATCGTAATACCGGCGTTTGCGCCATTTCTCAACGCCAAGGAAATCCTGCTGCGTATTGTGAGGGCGATGCGCGAGGACCCGGCCGGCGTCGTAGTCGATCCGCCGCCCTCGCAGCCGCAGGGCGATCCGGCCGCGATGGCGACCGCTAATGCCAAGGTGTTGGACGCTCAGACCAAGGCGCAAAAGCTTCAGATCGACGCCGCCAAGGTCGGCAACGATGCCCAGATCAAGGCGGGCGAGCTCGCTGCCGAAACCGGTATCGAGCAGTTGCGTCTCAAGCGCGAGGAGATTATCCATCGGGGCGATGCCGCGCAGCAGGCGCAAGATACCGCTCTCGATGTGCGCAAGCAGGCGCTGGCCGAAAACCAGCATTCGCTCGAACAGGCGAAGGTTGGACACGAGGCTTCGATGGGAATGCGTGAACATTCGTTGGACCAGGCACGTCATGGCCTTGACGTTGAGAAAGCGAGGCATGATGTTCGCATGGATTTGACGCCAGAATCGCCCAAACCTCAGAAACCTTGAAAGGCGCGCCCGCCATGGCCCATCCGCATCAGGAACACCGCGCCCATAAGGTCGAGCAGCGCCGCATTGCCCATATCACCAAGGGTTATGCCGGCGGCGGTTCTGTTCATTCCGATGCCCCGGCCGACAAGAAGCTGGTGCGCGGCATGGTCAAGCCGGCAGCCCTCAAGATGCACGGCGGCAAGACCAAGCATCGCGCCGACAAGCCGCACCGCGCCTCCGGTGGGCGCGTGAAGCACGGCAAGAAGCACGGCACCAACGTCAATGTGATCGTCGCGCCCCAGGGCGGCCATGCTGGCCTTGGTGGCGCCCCGATGGCTGCGGCTCCTCCCGCCCCGCCTCAAGGCGCTCCCGCGCCAATGCCGCGGCCCATGATGCCGCCTCCGGGGGGCGCGTCTCCTCCGGGGGCGGCTCCGATGCCGTCTCCCGGAATGATGGGGCCTCGCGCCCGCGGGGGACGCGCCTATGCGGCGGGCGGTCGTGTCAAGAGCGGGCCGGCGTGGGAAGAGGGCAAGCGCAACGGCACGCAGGTCCAGCACAACGAATCCGGCAAAACGGCGAATCAGAAGGATCAGCCGAGCCAATTGAACCGCGGCAAGGTCGTTACCTTCATGACCGGCGGCGCTGTCGAGCATCCCAAGAAAGGCGGCATGGCGCCGAAGCTGGCGGGCGGCGCGGGCGGCGGCGAGGCGCGGTTGCAGAAGCCCGGCAAGATTATCATCAAGAGCGGCAAGAAGTGAGTGACGCCATCAAATTCTACGCGGCCGAGTCGCCGCATCAACTGCGGACGTTGCGTGCGCGACTGACCAAACGGTACGGCGATCTGGTCGATGCGGTCGGCAAAGGCACCGCAACGGATTGGGCGGATTACCGGCATCGGTGCGGCGTCATAGCCGGTTTGGCGGATGCAATCGTGATGCTGGATGCGACCAACGAACGGGAGTGACTGAATGCGGGCAAAGTTGCGTGAAGTGGCAGCGGCGGCGCTCAATGATCCGCGCCAGGCGTTGCTTGATTCCATCGGCGACATCAGCGGGATCGAGGTGTTTCACAACCTCGTGCTGGTCGCGACCTATATCCGGCCGGAGAAGACCGCGGGGGGCATCATTCTCGCCGATGTGACGCTCAAGGAAGATCGCTTTCAAGGCAAGGTGGGGCTGGTGCTCAAGTGCGGCCCGCTGGCGTTCAAGGACGACAATATCGCGAAGTTCGGCGGCGTCACCATCAATCCCGGCGAGTGGGTGTGGTATCGCCCGGGCGATGGTCATGAGCTATTCGCGATCGATAAGGGCAAGAGCGAGGGCACCTCCTGCCGGTTCTTCGAGGATACGCAGATCAAGGGTCGGCTCGCCGATCCGTCGCGGATGTGGTGAAGTCGCATGGCTGACGATGACGACACGATCGTAGTTCAGATCGAGGACAGCGCTAAGGCTGATGGCGCTGCCGGCGGCGATGAGGCGGTCGAGGCGCTGAAAGCGCAATACGCCGAATTGCAGGCTCGTGATGCCAAGCGTGACGAAGAGTTGGCGGCGGCCCGACGGCGGGAAGCAGACGCGACGGCCGCTGCCGAGCGCGCCCGCAAGGAAGCGACCGAAGCCAAGACGGAAGCGGCGGACAGTCAGTCCGATGCGGTATCGACGGGACTACAATCCGCGCAAGCGGAGGCGGATTCCGGGGAAGCCGAATATGCCGCTGCCATGGAGAAGGGCGACTTTGCCGCTGCTGCGAAAGCGCAGCGCAAGATCGCCAAGGCGGAAGCGCGAATACTGCGACTGGATGAAGCCAAAACCGATCTCGAAGCCCGCAAGGCTTCGCCCGACAGGGCCGCGACGCAGACGCGGACGGAGCCGCCGCCCGATGCTTTCGAGGCCCACGTCTCGAAATTCACGGAACCAACGGCGCGCTGGATGCGCGAGCATCGCGACTGGGTGACGGACCCGAAGAAATCTGTGCTGCTCACGCGCGCGCATAATCATGCGCTCGGTGAGGGGTTGGACCCGGACACGGCGGAATATTTTGCGCACGTCGAAACCCGGATCGGGCTTCGCAAGGATGCGAATGTTGCCGGCAACGGCAAGACGCCGCCGCGCCGCGGTGCCGCGCCTCCGGTGGCGCCCGTCAATGGCGGCGGCGGTGCGGGATCGAGCGGAGCGCGCATGAGCGACAACGAGGTGACCTTGAGCCGGCGCGAAGCGGCTGCGGCGACCGATGGCACGCATATCTGGAATTACGATGATCCGTCGCCGCAGAAACGGTTCAAGAAAGGCGAGCCGATCGGGGTGCAGGAATTCGCGCGCCGCAAGCGCGAGCTGACGAAACAAGGGGCCTACGACAAGAGCTTGATGGAATGAGGCTATGAGTGCGAGGCCGCCCGCGCCTGCGGTGGCTCTATAAGTTCATCACGAAGGAATAGCCATGACCACACTCAACATCGATCCCGCCGACGACGTGCAAGCGGCCGGCGTTCCCGCTCGCGGGGTGCCGCGCCGCGGCCCTCGTTCCGGCCTGCGCGAGCCTGGGCGCGATCCGTCGCGCGGTGAAGCCGTGGTGCGGGGCCGCGATGGCGAAATCCTCACTCGCAAGCGAACTGGCGTCGGCGACATATTCGCGATCCCGCCTGAACTGATCGAGCCTGGCTGGGAAATGCAGTGGAACGCCGTTACGGTGGTCGGCGATACCGAAGTGCTGACCGATCAGAACCTCATGATGGCAGAGAACGGGTGGCGCCCCGTCAATGCGGATCGCGAGGGATTCGCCGGGCGCTTCTCCCCGGTCGGCACCAAGGGTGCGATCATCCGCGGCGGCCAGCGGCTCGAAGAGCGGCCAAAGGTGCTGTGCGATCAGGCTCGGGCGGAGGATATCCGCAATGCCAAGCGGCTGATCAGCGACCGCAACGAATCCCTGAAACTGTCGGGCGTCACCAAGGGCACGGCTTTCGAAATGGGCGGCCGTTATCGCGGCACGGGCGGCAACGTGAACATGAATCTTGGGCGTGGCGTCTACGCGGATGAAGGCGGTAATATGGTCGAGGCGCCGCGGCCGGCCCATCAACTGGCGGAATCCGGTGAATGAGGCTCGCGATCACGCTCGCCACCCGCGGCCGGCCGCAACAGGTCGTCGATACCATCTCGCGCTCCGTCGCGCTGTGGTCGCTGCCTGATACCCAATTGTGGGTGATGGTGGACGCCGATGATGCCGCGACGATTGCGGCCGTTCATGAAGCGCAGCCGCTGTGGAACGATGCTGGCCGTCTCGTATTCATCGATGTGCGCGAGCGCGAGGACACCATAGCGGCCAAATGGAACCGGATCGTCGAATTACGGTCGGAGGCCGATGTGTACCTCGTGGTAGGCGATGACGATCCGTTCGTGACGCCTGGTTATGACGAGCGGATCGTGGAAGCAGCGGCGCGTTTTCCCGACGGAATCGGAATGGTGTACGGCCACATGGCAAATGCCTCGTTCTCCGGCGTGATCGCGCCGACGCGCGGCTTCGCGCGTGCGCTCGGGCATCTGTGCCCGCCGTATTTCCCCTATTGGTTCTGGGATCATTGGACCGACGACATTGCGCGTTTGATCGGGCGGATTTCGTTCGCCGATGTGCGCACGGATCAATCGGGCGCCGGCCATACCCAGGAAATGCGCGAGCCCAGCTGGTGGGCGACGTTCTTCGATGCCGCAAAGTGCATGCGGCGGACGCAGGCGAGAAACATCATCGATTCCGCCGGATTCATGGAACCGGAATGGCGCAAGGAGTGCCTGCGGGCGCACTATCCACTGATCGAGCATCGCTCGAAGTGGATCAACGACAGCGTGCGGGCGACCGGCCGCCATCATGACATGCGCTCGGGCCTCTCGCTCGCCGATGCGCGCTATCAGCGCGTCAAGCAATCGGCAATCGCCATGATCCCGCATCTGCTTGACGATTACGGCATGGACAAGAGCGAAGCGGCGGCGTTCCGCGACGTGTTGATACCGCAGCCGTTCATTCCGGCGCTGGCGAGGCTGGGATGACGGCGCTGTTGGAAGCAGACTGGCGCGAGGCAGTTCGGGCGGTTGACATTGCCTACGATGTATTGCCGCAGCGGGTCGTTCTCGCGCACGGCTGCTTCGATCTGCTCCACCTCGGTCACATCCGTCACCTACGGGAAGCGCGCTCGCTCGGCGATCAGCTTGTGGTCAGCGTCACGGCTGATCCCCACGTCGGCAAGGGCGTAGGTCGGCCCCATTTCACGGCAGAGCAGCGCGCCGAAGCGTTGCGGGCACTCGATTGCGTCGATAAGGTTGTGATCACGGACGAGCCGAACGCCGTCGATGTGATCAAACGCTTGCGGCCGGCTGTGTATGTCAAGGGGCCGGATTACAACGGCAGCGACGATCCTGTGCTCGCGCGGGAGGCTTCGGCTGCGCTGGCCTGCGGCGGCCGCATTCATTTTACGGCCGGTGAGCGTTGGTCGTCGTCGCGCCTGATCAATATGGAAAGGTTCCCTGATGGGGTGCAAGATTATCTTCAAGCCGCCCGGCAGCACGAGTTTCTCCCTCGAATACTTGAGGCTTTTGAACGTGCCGATTCGCTCAATATCGCCTTCGTCGGCGAAACCATCATCGACGAATACCGGTACGTCGAAGCCCTCGGCAAAGCCTCCAAGGAATTCGCCCTCGCAACCGTCGAAACCGGCAAGGAATCCTTCATAGGCGGCGTCGTCGCGGCGTCGAAGCAGGCGGAATGGAAGAAGGTCACGCTGGTCACGCCGTCCACGTCCATCAAGAAAACCCGCTTCGTCGATCGGGACTTCAACCGCAAGATTTTCGAGGTGTATGACCGGCGGACGATCGAGGTTCACCCGCTGATTCATGCCGAGTGGGAATGCAGGCTCGCCGGTGAGGTCAATGCGGCTGATGTCGTTGTGGTGTTCGATTTCGGTCACGGTCTCATTACGCCGCAGCAGCGTAGCGTGATCGAGCGGAACGCCGAGTTTCTGGCAGTGAATGCGCAAACGAATGCCGGAAATTATGGGTTCAACCCGATCACGCGGTGGGCGCGTGCCGACTTCGTGTGTCTTGACGAACCGGAAGCGCGGCTTGCGACCCGTATGCGGGAACAGACGTTGCGCGAGGTGGCGGCGGCCATCCGCAATGGATTCGACGATGTGCCGGAGGTGCTGGTTACGCGCGGTCGGTATGGCTCCTATTGCTTTGGCGACGACGACGGCGAATGTCCGCCGTTCGTCACAAACGGCATCGATACCATGGGGGCCGGCGATGCCGTGATGGCGGTCGTTGCTCCCCTGCTGGCGGCCGGCCTTGACCTTGAAGCGGCAGCGTTCGTCGGCAACGTGGTCGGCGCCATCAAGGTTTCGATCGTCGGGCATCGCCGGCATGTCGAGCGCAAGGAGATACTGCAAACCGTCGAGGCGCTACTGAAATGATCAAATGGCTGCACGCGATCTTGAAGGAGGCGGTCCATGGCTGATATCCTCGCGCCGCTTCATGTGCTGGTGCGGTTCGGCGAAGCCATTCCGGCGAGCGTGCAGGGTGTGGCGCTGCTGGATTTTGAGCGCAGTATCCGGGCGCAATCCGGGCTTCGTGTCGAGGTGTTCAAAGAGGCCAAGGGCGATGATTCAAAGCTGCGCAGCGCCATGACGGCGCAACAGAGGGCGAAGCTGTGACCGCATCTCTTCCTGAACTGACTGATCACATCGTTGGCGCCAAACCGGGCGGCTCCGTCCACGATCTCCAATTAGACGGCACCAAGATCGGGTGGTATCGCGAGCGGGTCGAGGCATGGCGTCGCGGCGAGAAGATCGCGCCTATAACCATGGATGTAGCGTGGACCCGCAAGTGCCAGGCGGCTTGCAATTTCTGCTACGCGGCGCTTCAAGCGAGCGAAGATACCGTCATCACCAAGAAGCACGCATTTGAGTTTCTTGAAGATGCTGCGGCGCTCGGCGTAAAGGGGGTTTCTCTGATCTCGGACGGCGAATCGACGGGCGTGCCGTGGTATGCCGAATCAATTCAGTACGGAGCCAAGCTAGGTTTGCAGCTCGGCATCAGTTCGAACGGCGTTGCTCTCACGCGCGACGTGCTCGAAGCCATCATGCCGTCGCTGTCTTATCTGCGCTTCAACTTCTCAGGCGGCGAGCGCAAGCGTTGGGCCGGAATCATGGGCCTGAAGCAAGTGTGGTTCGATCGCGTCATCGCCAACGTGAAGGCGGCGATGGAGATCAAGCGGCGCGATAACCTCGGCTGTAACGTGAATATGCAGTTCGTGGTAATGCCGCAGGATGGCGACCAGATTTTGCCTTTCGCGCGACTGGCAAAGGAAATCCGGCCCGACTATGCCATCATGAAGCATTGCGCCGACTCGGCCGATAAGGCGCTCAACGTCGATTATCGGCGCTATAGCGATCTATTCCCATTGTTTGCCGAAGCGGAGGCGATGGGAGATGACACCTTCCGCGTTGCGGTGAAGTGGTCGCGTATTGCGGACGAGGGGCGGCGCGACTATCAGCGTTGTTACGGGCCGCCCTTCATCCTGCAAATGTCGGGAAATGGTCTGATCGCTCCGTGCGGCCAGAAATTCAACTCCCGCTATGCCAAGTTTCATATCGGCAACATCACGCGCGATCGGTTTCGGGAAATCTACGACAGCGAGCGCTATTGGGATGTGCTCGGATATCTAGCAAGCGAAGAGTTCGACGCAAGCAGGGATTGCGGGGAGAATTGTTTACAAACAAACAGTAATTCGTGGCTCGACAAGTATGTGAAGGGCGCGGTGTCGTTTCATACATCGCCGCCGCCGCCGCACATGGGTTTTGTGTAATGAAAGTCTCCGAATACGTCGCTGGGTTCCTAGCCGATCTGAGTAAGCGCGGAAGCCCTTACGCGCCTGCGTTGGCGCATCGCACCCGCGTTTATATGGTGTGCGGCGCCGGCGCGATGCACCTCAATGATTCGATCTGCCATCATCCCGGCATCGACGTGATGGCGTTCCATCATGAGCAAGCCGCGACCTTCGCGGCGGAAGCCGACGCCCGTGTGACGAACGATATCGCCGTCGTGCACGTCACTGCGGGTCCCGGCGGCACCAATACGGTGACGGGCCTCGCCTGCGCCTATGTGGATTCGATCCCGTTACTGGTGATCGCCGGCCAGGTCACGAGCCACACGATGGTCAAGCACACCGGCTGCCGCCAGCTCGGCATGAACGAGCTGGACATGGTGTCGATCGTGCAGCCGGTCACCAAGTACGCCATCACGGTACTCGAACCGTTTATGATCCGGTATCACCTCGAACGTGCAGTGAGTGCTGCGATGAGCGGGCGCCGCGGACCTGTGTGGGTGGAAATCCCCCTTGACGTACAGGCGGCCGAAATCGATTCCGAGCGCCTGACTGGCTTCAACGATGCCGAAGTCGCCGTTATCGGCAACACGACTTACCTTCGCGAGAAAGCCGCCGAAGTCGTCGCGATGCTCGACCGAGCTGAGCGCCCGTTGTTGCTGATCGGCAATGGCGTGCGGCTCGCCGGCGCGTGCAGCGAAATGCGCGAGTTGGTCCAGCGCCTCGGCATTCCGGTCGTGTCGTCATGGAACGCGAGCGATATCATTCCGACCGATCATGGCTGCTATATCGGCCGCTGCGGGATATTCGGCGACCGGATGAGCAACAGTGCTGTGCAAAACGCCGACTTGATTCTTGCGATCGGGACGCGGTTGTCGGTGGCGCAGATCGGGCACCATGCGAACCTGTTTGCTCCGAAAGCCAAGAAGATCATCGTTGATATTGATCGCAATGAGAGCGACAAGCCGACGGTGCGCGCCGATCTCGTGGTGACGGCGGACGCCCGGGATTTCCTGGTGCGGCTGCTCGAACGCGCGGTGCCGCGGTTGGAGGAGTTCTGGTTTGATAAACCGTGCCCGGTAGGGCGCTGGGTAGATACGCCGGCCGGCGCTGGCGTTGACGCCTATCGCTTCGTCGAGCTGCTGAACGAGCACCTTGACGACGGTGCGATCGTGGTGACGGACGTTGGTTTTAGTTTCATTCCGGCGATGCAGCGCCTTCGCCTGAAGGAAGGCCAGCGGTTGTTTCATTCATCCGGTGTGTCTCCAATGGGCTGGGGTCTGCCGGCGGCGATCGGTGCCTGCCGGGCGGCGCCTTCGCGGCAGATCATTTGCCTCACTGGCGACGGCGGCTTGATGATGAATCTGCAAGAATTGCAAACGATCGCGCATCATCGGTTGCCGATATCGATCTTCGTATTTGCAAATGATGGCTACGCGACCATGCGAATTGCGCAGAATAACCATTTTGGGCGGGAGAGCGTAGCGGGAGTGAAGTCCGGCTTGTCTATCCCGGATTTGGTTGACCTCGCGGAAGGTTTTGGATTGTTTTGCAAGGTGCTCCCGAGCGCAGAATCCCTATCGTGGTGGGCTGCTTGGGATGTTCTGCCAGAATTTGTCATTCTTGAGATGGCGCCCGGTCAAGTGATCGCCCCTCGCGTCCAGTCCCGCACGAGGGACGGCAAGTTCATTCCGACGCCGCTCGACGACATGTGGCCCTATCCAACCGAGTCCGAATCTCTCCACAAGGAACCTGTCCATGGTTAACAAGGTTTTTGTTTTTGTTCCTGCGTTCGGTCAGCAAGTGTCCGCCACCACGTTCCTGACGACGCATGCCGTGCAGGCGGCCTTGGCGTCCAAGGGCATCGGCGGCGGCATTTCGACGCTTTCGTTTCCAGACATCGCCGAGTTGCGAAGCATGGCGACGACGATCTGGTATGACACGCTGCTGGATTCCTCGCACATCCTATTCGTCGATGCCGATATGGGATTCGCGCCCGATCTCGTCTTCGACATGCTTACCTTCGGCGAGCCCGTGATCGGCGCTATCTATCCTCAGCGCAAGATGCCGCTGTCGTGGGCGGGCTCCGGGACCGGCGAGAACCAAGCGGAACGTCGTGGTAATTTCATGCGGGTCGAAGGCGTCGGCATGGGGTGCACGCTGATTCATCGCGATGCCATCCGCATCATGCTCGATAAGTTTCCCGAAATGGTCGATACGCGGCTCGAACTGCATCCGGCGGCCGGGATGCTCCGCGATACCGGCGCAAAGCGTTTGATTCGCTGCTTCGACAAGATCGACATTCCAGAGCGCGGCCAGGTGTCGGAGGATTTGTCATTCTGCATGCGTTGGAACAAGTGCGGGGGCACCGTCTGGGCGGCTGTCGGTCATCGGATCAGCCATGTTGGGCCGTTCGACTACTGCGGACGGTATCTCGACATGGTGGAAGCGCAGCAGGCGCAGGCCAACGCGGCTGCGAAAGCAGAGGCGGCGGCACAGAAAGCGGCGGAAGCAGAGCGTGTTCGGCTCGTCCATGATCAAGAGGCATTGCATACGGCTAGCGAAGCGGCAAAAGCGGAGCGCGACGTTGCCCAGACGGTAGTGGCCGTTGCCTCGGCGAAGCGCCGTAGCGGGCGCAACGGGCGGCACGCGCGAGCGGTGTAAGATTTATTCACATCGCCCCTTGACAGCGTTTTGCGCCCCTCTAATCATGATCAGATATTTCCTCCCGTGAGTCACGAGAGGTCGAGCGAAGAGCGAAGATCAGCGGTGCCCGCGATCTGACGCTGAATATCCGCAGCGAGCCGTTGCGAATTTCCCCGGACTTCGGACCTTGGCAGAGCCTGCCTGGACGAGCCCCATCGTGGAGCTTGTTCGCGCATGGCCAATACGCAGGCCCAATTCGGCTTCAGGCACATCGGGTTCTTGTCCGGGGGCGCTCCCGACTACCAGATGTCCACCTATCCGATTCAATCGACCTATTCGACCTTGATCGGCTTTGGCGATCCGGTCATCCAGAATTCGACGGCCGCCGCGACGGCGCCTTTCATCATCCAGGCAACCGGATCGCTTGCGACGGCTGGGCCTATCGTCGGCATCTTCGTCGGCTGCGAATACGTGGCCGCGAACGGCGTCACACAGTGGTCGCCGTATTGGGTCGGGTCGGCATCCACCACGGCCATCGGCTACGTGATCGACGCCCCGAACGCCAAGTTCCTGGTGGCGTCGCTTCAGACCGCCATCACGTCGGCGAACATCGGGTGGGTGGCGAATTTCACCACCGGCGCGCCGGCGACGACCGGCGGCGCTTTCTCCATCGCAACGCTCGACCAATCGACCGCAACGGCGGCCGGCGGCACGTCCGCGAGCGCGCTGCCGTTCAAGATTGTCGGTCTCTATCCCGGCGTCGGCAACGGCTCCGATCCGACCACCAACTACAACTGGGTCGTCGTCACCTTCAACAATCAAATCTTCAAGTCGCCGGTCGGCTGGTAAGGGGAGACTCACTAAATGCCCGTCGCATTGGCAAATATCCGCTCCGAGTTGATCCCCGGACTGTTTGATGTCCGCGGCTCATACGACATGATCCCGCGGCAGTGGGATAAGGTGTTCAAGACGCACACCTCGAACATGGCGGTCGAGCGCTCGACGCAGATGGCGTTCGTGGCGCTGCCGTATCTCAAGGACGAAGGCGCCGCGACGCAGTTCGACAATAACGCGGGCGAGCGCTTCACCTGGGCGTTCGTGCATATCGAGGTAGCGCTCGGCTATGCCATCACCCGCAAGGCGATCGACGACAATCTCTACAAAGCCCAGTTCAACCCGACCAATCTCAAGCTTCAGGAAGCCTTCGCGCAATTCAAGGAAATCCAGGCCGCGAACATCCTGAATCTCGGCACAACCTACAATGCCGCACAGGTCGGCGATGGCGTCGCTTTCTTCTCGACGGCGCACCCATACGACGGCGGCACGTGGCCGAATACGTCTTCGACGCCGAAGAGCCTGAACGAGTCGACACTCCTCGCCGACATGACGAACGTGCGCACGCAATTCGTCAACGAGCGCGGCCTTCGCATTCTCGCTCGCGCCCGGCGACTGATCGTGCCGCCAAACCTCGAAGCCATCGCCATCCGGTTGAGCAAGACCGAGCTGCGGCCCGGCACGGCCGACAACGATGTCAACGCCATCCTTACCTTGAGCGGCGGTCTGCCGGAAGGTTTCATCGTTCTCGACTTCCTCACCTCGAACTTCGCGTGGTTCCTCACCACGAACATCGAGGGGATGATCCACATGATGCGTATTCCCTACGAATCTGACATGTGGGTCGATAACGTCACTGACAATCTTCTTGTCAAGGCATACGAACGTTACTCATTCGGCATCAACGACCCGCGCGCCGCGTGGGGCGAATTCCCGACCTCGTAACCGGGAGCACGGCAGATGGCCGATTCCAATTTCCGCGGTCCCGTCAATGCGATGGGATCACTTGAGAACGCGAATGCTACGACCTCGCCGGGGTCGCAGGTTCCGATCGATCCGCTCGACGGGCCGTCCTCGTTCTATCAAGGTATCTGCTGGCCTGATCCGCGCAGCGTGCCGTTTCCGAAGGATGGCTTCCGGCCTGGGCAGTTGCCTGCGATCCTCTATCTAGGCGACATGTGGACGGTCGATGCCATTCCCCAGGCGACCAGTTCCACCACGCTTGCGGCCGCTCAGGCGGTGACGGCCAACGTCGCCATGGCGTTGTCTACCGTTGCGGTGACAAACTTCTCGTCCGGCGCCGCCTCTGTTGCCTACGGGGTGCCGATCCCGGTCGGGACATCGTTCACGATTGCGCCGATCGCGCTCGACTTCGGGTTCACGACCGGCACCACGGTCGCCAATTCGTCGGCGGTCACCGTTCCCGACAGCACGAAGTTCACGGTCGGGCAGTGGGTCATCCTCGGCAACGTCGCGAACGCCGCCGGCACCGCGAGCCTGATCACGCAGATTCAATCCACCTCCGGGACGACCACGGTCTATGTGGGGTCGAACCTGCCGGCGACCGCGCTCGGGATTCCGATCGGGGCCGCCAATCTGTTCGGCGGCAATTTCCTGCCGCCCGCGACGCAGTTTGGTCCTTCGGCGGTCAGCGCCATAGCGGCGGCGAATCGCCTCCAGGCGGGCTTCACGCGTGTCCTCAATCCCAGCGAAATGCTCGCCCGCAACATCTGGGTGAGCATCGCGACGGCCGCGAATACTGCGGTTGCGGTCCTGGTCAGCGGATGGGACGCCTGGTTTACGCCGATGACGGAGTTGATCACGCTCAATGCCACGACGAGCGTTACGTCGTCCTTCGGCAAGAAGGCGTTCAAGTACATCAACTCGCTCGTTCCGACCACGACGGTGGCGCAGAACGTATATGCCGGCATCGGCGATACTTTCGGGTTCCCGTTCCGCGCCGATGAATGGGTCCAGGTGCAGGTTTACGCCGGCGGCACCGCCGTCAGCAATTCGGTCGGCATCACCACGGCGCTTCTCAATACGGCCGCGACACAGACGACCGCCGACGTGCGAGGCACCATTCAGGTCAACGTCAATGGTGCCGGCAGCGCTATCAGCAATGTGATGACGACGAACAACGTCAACCGGCTTGCCATCATACAGAATCCGGGTGTATGGAATCAGATATCCTGCACGCCCAACAATCTCGCGCCGATGTTCGGCACCGCTCAGGTCTGAAGGAGACCCCATCATGAAGGGTGGACACAAGTCCCATCACCACGGCAAGAAGGGCGGCGGTCGCGTCGGGCTCGTCGCGTCGGGCAACCCCGATGTGCTCAAGGAAGCCAAGGGCGAGGAGCCCTACGACAAGGGCGACGAGAAGAAGAAGGGTGGCGCCGTCAAACGCAAGGATGGCGGCCATGTTCACGGCAAGGCGACGAGGCATCGCATGGACCGGCCGAAGCCGGGGCGCAAGCGCGGCGGGGGCGTCGGAGCTGATCGCTCGCCGCTCAGCTCGGCGCATGCGAGCCACGGCGGCGGCGGAAAATCGCCGTCGTCCGAGGACAGCTACGGTGGGCATCCCGACTAGGCGGCCATGTCGAAACTGACCGCCAAGCGACGTAACGCGCTTCCCGGCAAGGATTTTGCCGGGCCGGGCAGGTCCTTCCCGATCAATGATGCAGCGCATGCGAGGAACGCCATCGCGCGGGCCTCGCAGTTTCATCCGGAGTTGAAAGCGGAGATTCGCGCCAAGGTGCATCGCAAGTTTCCTGGCATCAAGCAGCACGAAGAAATGCGAATGGACGGCGGCGCCGTGCGCCACAGGGCGGATCGGTCGCGCCGGAAATAAGGAGCCTCCGTGTCCCTGCCGATCGTCGTCACCTACAATCTCGCGGCTGCGGTCTCGACGAACATCGTCAACGTCGCGCCGATCCAGGGTCCAGGCATTCTGCCGCTCATCACCACGACCGGCGTGAGCCTCGATACGCAGCGTCGCCTGCTCGTCACCACGACCGGAAACGAAAGCAGCAACACGTTCACCGTCAAGGGTACGAACCTCGCGGGATTTCCGATCACGGAGGTCATCACGGGGCCAAATGCCTCAACGACGCAATCAAACCTCGATTTCAAGACGGTGCTGAGCATCACGGCGCTGGCGACGACGGCGGGAACGACATCGTTCGGCACGGACGGCACGGGTTCGACGCCGTGGTATATCATGAACTGGCATGCGACGCCCACGAACATCGCGCTGTCGGGCGTGGTGACGAGTTCCAACACGACCGTCACATGGGGTGCGCAATATACCTATGATGATCCGAACAATCTGCCGGCCGGTGTTCTATTTCCCAATCCATTTCCGCATCCGGTGCTCAACGGCATTGCCGGCACCTCGTCGGTCGATGGCACGATCAACGATCCGGTGACGGCGATCAGGTTCATCGTGACGGCGGGGACCGGAACCATTCGCGGGACCATCATACAGGCGGGGATCGGATCGCCATGAAATCATTATCGACATTGTTCTGGCTGGTCGCGACGATCATCGTGCTCGGCGGCGGTCCGGCGCTCAATCAGCAGCGGGTCGCAACTACCGTGTCGGCACCCTCCGGGGCATTGACGCTTGCGAGCGGAGCGACCGCGCAGACGTTGTTCAACGCCAACGAAGTCATCAACGGCTGCGCCATCATTAATCCGCTCACGGCGACGGAGCAGGGCATCGGCGCTGCGGAATCCATCACGATCTCGTTCATCACCACGGCGGTGGCGGGCGGCGGGCGGCCGACATCGATCCTCGAAGCCGGTCAGGCGATTGCGTGTCCGCAAGGGCTGACGCAGCCGGTGTCATGGATCGCGACGACCACGAGCCACGCAATCAACGTCGTGAAATGGTGAGAAGTTGTCGAGTGGCACCTACAACTATTCCTTGTCGAATGCAGAGGCGGTATTAGCCGCCTTCGAGCGTGTACAGATTCGCGCGCCGGAAATCCGCCAGGAGCACATGCTCACGGCGCGGCGGGAGTTGAATGATCTTTTCGTTGAGCTTAGTAACCGCCAGGTGAACTTGTGGAGTGTGCAACAGCTTTCCATCAACCTGGTGCAGGGAACGGCAACCTATTCGATCCCGTCGAACGTGGTGATGATCCTCGATGCCTATCGGACACTCAATAACGGCACTACATCGCAGACCGACAGCTACATCGAGCCCATGAGCCGAACGCAGTGGGCGTCGATCGCCAACAAGTTCACGCAAGGGCCTCCGACGTCCTATTGGTTCGACCGCACCATTACGCCGACGGTAACGCCGTGGCCGGTGCCGGATGGCAACGGGCCGTATGTATTGAATTATTTCGCATGCTCGCAATTGCAGGATGCCAGCCTGCCTAACGGCGAGACGCCGAATCTGCCATATCGGTGGTTGGGCGTCATGGTGGCGGGGCTCGCCCTGCGGCTGGCGCGAGTTTATCCGCCGGCTGGCGGCGATCCGATCGCCTTCAAGGCCGATCGCAAGGCGGACTATGACGACGCCTGGAAATGGGCGGCCGAGCAGGATACCGAGAACGTGAATTTCACGATCGCGCCGAATATCTCGGCTTACTACAACAGGGGGCGCGGCTCCTAGATGCGCCCCCATCCGCGATATTCTGAAACCGATTCGAGTGCTCCGCGGGGCTGGGCGACTTGCGAGCGTTGCGGATTTTTGTGGAACCTCTATCGGTTGCAGTATCAATTTGAATGGCGGGGGACACAGCTTGAGAATACGCGGCACCTTGTCTGCAACATTTGCCTTGACGTGCCGCAGCGCCAGCTCGGGACTGTGATCCTGCCGCCCGATCCGCTGCCGCTTCTCAATGCGCGTCCGGAAAACTATACGATCGACGAGGAGACCTTCCGCGAGTTGATTGGCGGCAAGCAGCGTTACCTGATCGGCGGCGTTGCTCGGGTCGAGTCGAACCTTCAAAGCGGATCGGGTCGGTAATGGCGACGCCCGCGCCAGGCACGATTCCGGCTCTCACGCCTTACCAGCCCGGCGCCCTGCCGATCAGCGGGCAAGAGCTTGTCGAGATAGCTTCATCGGGTAATGCGACCACTGCGGTCTCTGCCTCGATGCTGATCACCGATGTGGTCGGCAAGACGCCGAGTGCGTTGCCGTTGCATACGCCGCTCGCCAACGATCTGCTGTGCGGCTACAGCGTTGCGAGCGGGACGCCGTTCTCGTTCAATGTCGGAAGCATCGCGGTCACGGCGGGCAATCTTCCGGCGGGGGGCACGGCCGGCCAGATACTCGGCAAGAATTCCGCGACGGCCTATGACGCCTCGTGGGATAATCTCAGTTCGTTTGTGACGGCCAGCACGGGGGTCATCATTGCGGGTTCCACAAGCCTCGTGGTGGGGCTGGCCACGGCCACGCCATTGTCGGTGCTTGGTGTGGCGGGTGCCGCGACGGCGGCGCCTCTTCCGATCGTCGGGACCGGCGCGCAAGTGCTTCGTGTCAACGAAGCCGGCAATGCGCTGGGGTTCGGGGCGGTTAATCTCGGGTCGGTCGCCGCAGTGATAGGCGTTCTACCGGGCGCGAACTATTCGGCGGTCAATCTCGCTGCTGCTGGGGCGGGTGGTGTGCAGGGCGTTCTGTCGATCGCCAGCGGTGGCACCAATACTAGCACCCTGACGGCCAATGCCGTGCTGCTTGGCGCTGGGGCGGCGACATTGCAGTTTGCGACGGTCGGCACGCCTGGGCGGCTCCTGATCGATCAAGGCGCGTCTAATCCGGCGTTTACGGTTGTGACAGGCGATGTCACGATTTCCTCGAACGGCACCACGACCATCGGCGCCAATGCGGTCACTTACGCCAAGTTCCAGCAGGTTGCCGGGCTGTCGATCGTCGGAGTGACGGGAACTGCAACGTCGAACGCCGCTGCGATCACGGCTGGCACATCGCAGGTTCTTTTCGTCAACGCTGGTGGCACGACGCTCGGCTTTGGCAGCGTCAGCCAGCTTCTCGATAACGTTAACACCACGCAGGGGTCGATCCTTTACCGGAGTGCGTCAAGCTGGGTGGCGCTCGGCGGTGGCACCAATGGGCAGATTTTGCAGACCCAGGGCACCGCGGCCAATCCCCAATGGGTCGGCGGCATGGTGCTCCTGAATACGCTGAGTCCAAACGGTGTTGCCTCGACGAGCGACACTACGAGCCTGACGGCCGTATACCGGAATTACATGGTTACGTTCGAAAGTGTCAATCCGACTATCAGCGGCGCGACGTTTCAGATGCTGCTGGCGACGACTGGGACGGCCTTCGTCGCCGGCACTTATATCTCCGTGGTGCAATGCAACGTTTCATCCATCCTCATCACGGATACATCGACCAGTGCTATCCTACTGTCGGGCCTGCGCGCGACTGCCCAGGTGGGCACCGCAGCGTTCCCGGACTATGGCGTGAACGGGACGATGCGGTTTTTTAATCCTTCGCTGAACGGCACAAAAAAAATGTTTATCGGAGAGACGACATATATGGCGGTTGGATCGGAATCCACCTCAACCCTGGCTCTCGTGTCGTTTGCGGGGGCCAACGATGGCTTCGCGAATCCGGTGACGGGACTTAATTTTGCGTTTTCCACCGGAAACATCGCGACCGGCACCATCAGGGTCTACGGGATTTACTGATGCCGCTGACCTACGCCACCTATCAAGCGTCGATCGCGAACCTGATGCCGGTTCAGGCGAGCGATCCTGGCTTCCTCACCATGTTTCCGAACATGATCGACGATACCGAGCAGAGGCTTTATCGCGAGCTCGACTTGCTCAATACCGTCGCGCGGGATTCCTCCTCCACTTTGACCATCAACACCCGCACGTTCAACCTCCCGACATCGATCGGCATCTTCGTGGTGACGGAGCAGTTCAACGTCATCACGCCGGCCGGCACCACGAACCCGGAGAACGGCTCGCGCAACGGCTTGGTGCCGTGCTCGAAGGAAATGCTCGATGCGCTGTGGCCGTCCGTGAACGGTTCGACGGTGCCGCAGTACATGGCGCCGATCACGCAATCGACGTTCATCGTGGGGCCGTGGCCGGATCAGGCTTACACCGTCGAGGTGGTGGGCACGCAGCGTCCCCCCGCGCTCTCGACCACCAATGTCACGTCACTGCTGTCGGTCTACTTCCCCGATCTGTTCATCGCGGCCTCGATGGTGTTCGCTTCGGGCTATATGAAGAACTTCGGCGCCGCAGTCGATGATCCCAAGATGGGCGTGACCTGGGAGCAGCATTACGGCGCGCTGTTTGCGTCCGCCAGCACGGAAGAGAACCGCAAGAAATTCGCCATGGCGGGATGGTCGAGCAAGCAGCCGGCGCCGCAGGCGACGCCGCCGCGCATGTGAGGATAAGATGGCCGAACCCACAACCGTCAATCGCGGTTTTATCATCCCGAATACGGGCGATCTCGTGGGGCAGTGGGGAACTGCCGCCGTCAATCCGAACATGCAATCGCTCGATGGTCTATTCGGCGGCGCCGTGACGATCCCGCTGTCGGCCGCGACGACGCTTGCGTTGACCAATTCGACCGGGGCGCCGACCGCAAGTGCGGGGCCGTTCCAGCAGCAGAACGCCCTGATCAAGTTCTCGGGCACATTGACCGGCAATGCCGTGATCCAGTTCTCGGCGCCGGGGTTCTACATCGTCCATAATGCCTGCACGGTCGGGTCGTTCTATGTGCAGCTCGCCCCCTCGGCTGGTACTGGCAACGCCATCGGGGCGCCTCCGGGGAGAAAATGCCATGTGTTCTTCGATGGCACGAACATGGATTACGTCAACATGCCGGAAGTCGGCGCAGCACTTGACCTGCATGGAGCGACGGCCGTGCCGGCTTGGATGAGTGCATGCACGGTCGCGCCTTATCTGGTCAAGGATGGCCGCACCTATACGGCGTCGGTGTATCCGGCGCTGAGCGCGCTGCTGGGCTCGACGTTCGGCGGCAACGGGGCGAGCACGTTCGCGGTCCCGGATGAACGCAGCCGGGCTCGCATCGGTCTCGATACCAATGGGCCTGGAACCTTTGCAAACCGCGTTACGGTAGCTGGCAGCGGCATCAATGGCACCACTATGGGGGCGGCGGGTGGCGATCAGTTGCTTCAGCAGCATACCCACACCTACACCGACCCGTCGCACGCACATGGACTGCCGTCCAGCGGCGGTGGAAGTGCTGGCGGCGGCGGCAACTTTATTGGTGGTACGATCGGGGCGTTTGTATCCAATACCGCTTTGATCGGCATCATTATCAACAATGCCGGCACGGGCGCCGGTCAGAACATGATGCCCACGATTGTTTCGTTTCTGCCGCTGATCAAGACATAGGGGGGGCGGTCATGCCCTATGGCGAAGTCACGCTCGTCCCGGGCGTCAATGTCGAGCGCACCGCGACGCTTCTCAAGGCAGGCTACAACCAAAGCCAATTGATCCGCTTCAAGGACAGCTTGGGACAGAAGCTCGGCGGCTGGCAGCGGTACTATCCGAATGCCGTACCAGGCGTGCCGCGCGACCTGCACGCATGGCAGGACTTGAACGGCACCGATCATCTATCGGTTGGCACCACGACGCAGCTCGCCGTCATCACCAACAACTCGTATCAGGACATCACGCCGCAGACGTTGACGACCAATCCGGCGCCGAATTTCACGACATCGGCGAATTCTCCTGTCGTTACCGTGACCGATCCGAACATTTCGAACGTTACGGTCTATGACTCGGTCCTGTTCAATACGCCGATTGCCGTCGATGGGATCATACTCTCCGGGCTCTATGCGATCACGGAGATTACCGGGACGCATTCCTACGAAATCACGGCTGCCGACAGTGCGGTGTCAGGCGTCACCTCGCAAGGCGTGGTGCCGGTATTCACGACCGTAAGCGGTTCGGCCGTGGTCGAGGTGGCGTTGCCGCTGCACGGCCTTTCGACCGGAAGCACGGTCGTCTTGCCGGCCACCACGACCGGCAACGGCGTCACGATCCAAGGGGCCTACACGGTGGCGTCCGTGGTCGACGCCAACGATTTCAACATCACGCTGCCGAACCAGGCGAACGCCAGCGGTTCATTCAGCATGAACGGCGGCAATGCGCAGTTCGTCTATTACATCAATATCGGGCCACCGGCTGTGGGCTCCGGGTACGGCATCGGCGGTTATGGAACGGGCGGATACGGCACCGGCACAACGTCGTCCGCGCAAACCGGCATGGAAATCACGGCGACCGATTGGACCTCCGACAACTGGGGCGAAATCCTGCTTGCCTGCCCGGCCGGCGGCGGGGTCTATCAGTTCGATCCGACCGGAGGATTCAAGAACGCGGGCCTCGTGGCGACGGCGCCTCCGTTCAATGGCGGCCTGTTCGTGTCGGTGTCGCAGCAGATTCTCTTCTGCTGGGCGTCAACGGCGGATCACTCCCTCGATGCCATTCCGGGGCTTGGGATCATTCAGGACCCCTTGCTGCTCAAGTGGTCGAACGTGGGTGATTTTACCAATTTCGTGCCGTTGACGACGGATCAGGCGGGCGATTTCCGGATCGGGATAGGGTCTAAGATTGTGGCCGGTGCCGCGGTGCAAAATCAAGACCTGTTCTGGACCGATCTCGACCTGTGGGCCGCGAACTATCAAGGTCAACCGTTCATATTCGGGTTGAATCGCATAGGCGTCGGGGCGGGAGCGATCTCGTCGCATTCGGTGCAGTCGTTGCGCGGCAACGTCTACTGGATGGGACCAAGCAATTTCTATGCCTATGACGCCAACGGCGTCCATGTGCTGCCGTGCTCGGTGTGGGACTTCGTGTTTCAGAACATGACGAGCAATGTCGCGTTCCAAAAGAACGTGCGCACGCTCCCGAATACGCCCTTCAATGAGGCCGGGTGGGCGTTTCCGTCCGCCGCGAGCGCCAACGGGGAATGCGATTCCTACGTCAAGGTGAATATCCTCGAACCTAATCAGCCGTGGGACTATGGGTCGCTTCCGCGTTCGGCCTGGATTGATCAGACCGTGCTCGGCCCTCCGATCGGGGCGACGCCGACGGGCGTCATCTACCAGCACGAAACTGCCCCCGACGCGGACGGACAGCCGCTCAATGCCTCGTTCACGACGGGGTATTTCTACATCGCGGAGGGCGAGGATTACGCCTTCGTCGATCGCATCATCCCGGATTTCAAGTGGGGCACCTATGCGGGCGCGCAGGGCGCGCAAGTGCAATTGAGCTTCAATGTGGTCAATTATCCTGGCGATGCCGCGACCGTCTTCGGCCCCTTCACAGTGACGGCGCAGACGGAGTATGTATCGGTGAGGTTCCGCGGCGCCCTGATGTCGATCACGGTGTCGTCTGACGACGTGGGGAGCTTCTGGCGGCTCGGCAAGGTGCGGTATCGGTATGCTCCCGCTGGGAGAAGGTGAATGGCATCCCTCGACGACGCGGTATCGACTCTCAAAGGGCTGGTGCAAAACCTCTCCCAGGTCATCACCACCCTGAACAACGTGTTCCCGCGTACGGTCGGGAGTTTCACTATGCCGGCGGCGGCTACCGCCACGGTGACGCAGCCGGCTGTGAAGGCGAACAGTGACGTGCTGCTACAGGCGACCAACGCCTCGGCGGCGACCTTGATGGGCAGCGCTAAGGCGCTTTACATCTCGACGATCGCAGCGGGGTCGAGCTTTACGGTGGCGACGGCGAGCGGGGGAAATGCAGCCGGGACCGAAACGTTTGCGTACATCGTGGTCAGTCCGTCGTAGGCTTCTGACGCGGCTGCTGGTCGAGGTCGAGGGCGTTTATCTGTTGCATGCGGCAAATTGGATCGGAGTGAGGGGAATGGCGGCGAATTTCGAAATCAAGGGCCTGAAAGAGCGCGTCGCCGCGGCGCGTTCGCAGATTGCCACGTTACGGCTGGCATCGGCGGATTTCGAGACCGAAGCGGCTTCGCTCGCGGCTGACCTGGCGCTCGGAACGGAGCAATTGAAGGCGCTTCACAGCGATTTCCTGTTCGATGCGCAGACCTTGGGAAACTCGCCCCCGCCATCCGCTGGGCCCGTCAATGGCGGCGCGGTATCGGCGCAACCCAGTGAAAACGCGGCGCTCCCGGAGGTGAAGTGACATGCCGCTCGCCCATGGAAGCAGCCGGGAGGTTTTCGAGCGTAATGTCTCGGAGATGGTGAGGGCCGGGCATCCGCGTGACCAGAGTCTCGCCGCGGCCTACCGGATGAAGCGGAAGGGGTACGCCTTCGGCGGCCCTCCCGCGCCGTGGTTCGTCAGAAACGAAGCCCGTGGCATGGTGCATAGCGGGCCGATATCGAGCATCGTGCCGGGGCGCACGGATCGGCACAACATGGCGGTCGGCGCCGGGTCGTACATCATGCCGGCCGACGCGGTATCGCACCTCGGGCAGAACAACAGCCGGGCCGGGCAGCATGTGCTCGGCAAGATGTTTTCTTCCTCGCCCTACGGGGCCGGCAGTCCGATGGGCATCAAGCACGGCGCCGGCGCTCCGCGGCCGCCTGCGGCGAAAGGCGTGATGGCGCGCGGTGGCAACGCAGACAAGGGCGGCGCACGCGGCGAAGCGCTCGGGAATCCGGTCGAAATCGTGACGGCGGGCGGCGAATATACGATACCGCCGCATGAGATTTTGAATTGGCTGCAACGTCATGGCTATCCGCGGGACATCAAGTTTGGGCACAAGATGCTTGACCAATGGGTGAAGAGCTTGCGCGCCGAGCACATCAAAACGCTCAAGAAATTACCGGGGCCGGCAAAAGCATGACCGACAAGCCAAAGATCGTTGTTACCGATCCGCACCAAATCCCGGTGACGTTCGTCAGTTCGCTCGTCAACCACGGGTACGGCAATGGCGTGGTGAACCTGTCCTTCGCGACGGCTCGCTATGTGCCGGATGCCGATGGCGCGATCGTGCCCGATCTCGTGCTGTCGGCGTTGCTCCGCATGGACATGGCATGCGCCGTGCAATTGCGCGACGCTCTGAGCGGCGTCATCGAACAGCATATGAAGCCAGCGAACGGAACCACGCATTGAGCGATCTGCCGCAGGTGCGGGTGGCGACGCCCGCCGACGAAGAAGAGATCATGATCCTCGTGCGCGAATTGCACGGGGAGAATGGCTTGTTTTCCTTGAACGAACAGAAGGTCCGCGAGAACCTGCATAAGTGCTTCGAGCGCAAGGGCGCAATCGTCGGCGTCATCGGCGAGGCGGGCAAGATCGAGGCTTCGACGTGTCTCCTATTCTCCGAGATGTACTACACGGACGAATGGCACATCGCTGAACTGTGGAATCACGTCGCGGTGCCTTATCGCAATTCCCGCAACCTGGAAGCGCTGATCGCCTTTGGTAAGAAGTGCTCGAATGTGATCGGGTTGCCGCTGATCACGGGCGTCATCACCAACAAGCGCGTTGAAGGCAAGGTGCGGCTTTATCGCAAGCTGCTCGGTTATCCGGCCGGTGCGTTCTTCGTCTATAACGGCAAGTGGAGCGCGAACGTGCAGCCGAGCGTGGAGGATTTCTGGCGGCCGTTCGAAGGGCGGACGGAAGCGCGCAAGCGGTTGCGGCGCGAGGCGGCTATCAGCGGAAAGGTGACTTAGGTGTGCAAATCAAACACGAGCACCACCGCCACCACGTCGCCGAATCCGCAGGCGCTCAACGCCTATTCGAATCTCCTCGGCCAGGCCGGTTCCGTCGCATCGACGCCTTATCAGGCCTATGGTGGCCAGCTCGTCGCGCCCGTCAACCAGCAACAGAATCTCGGCATCGGGAATATCAATCAGAATGCGGGTTTTGCATCGCCGTTCATCGGGCAGGCTGCGCAATACGCCAATCAGGCGGCGCAACCGGTCACGGGAGCGCAGATCGCGGGCTTCCAAAGCCCTTACACGCAGCAAGTCGTCAACGCCACGGAAGCGCAGTTCAACAACCAGAATGCGCAGCAGCAAAGCCAGCTGACCGGGAACGCGGTTGCGGCGGGAGCGATGGGGGGCGATCGTGCCGGCGTCGCTGCGGCGAATCTCGCCGGCCAGCAGCAGACGGCGGAAGCGCCCGTCATCGCGGGGTTGGAAAATACCGGCTATCAGAACGCCTCTCAGATGGCGCTTGCGGAGCAGCAAAATACGGCGCAAGCGGCCTATTCCCTCGGCAATCTCGGCGTCGCCGGGCAGAATGCGGCATTGACCGGAGCGAACGCGCAAGTCGGCGCCGGCTCGCTCGAACAGCAGACACAGCAAGCCCAGGATACGGCGGCCTATCAGCAGTTCGAACAGCAGTTGGCCTATCCGTTCCAGACGACGCAGTGGTTGGCGGGCATCGATACGGGCGTTGGGTCGCAGATGGGGGGACAGAGCCAGACGACGGCACCCCCTCCGAATCCATATGCGCAATATGCCGGCCTCGGATTGGCTGGGGCCGGGCTGTTGCTCAAACGCGGTGGCCGGGTGCCAGGGTTCGATCTCGGCGGGGCGACAGATTTCATCGCTGGAACGCCTTATTCGGGTGTTCAGGGATGGGTGCCGACAAACAACATCACGGCTGGAAAGGGCGCTCCGAACCCGCCGAGTGTGGCCGGTCAAGCGGTGCAGAATCCGTTGCAACAGGCCAATCAGGCATTGACGCTCGGCAAGGCATTGCAGGGCAAAGGTTTAGGCCTTGGCGATAGCGGAATCCTGACGGGTGGCGATGCGCTCGGGCTGACGCCAGATCAATACGCGGCGGCGTCCGATGCCGGGGTCTCCGGGCTATCATCGCCCGATGAAGGTTCCTACCGCCGCGGCGGCTTCGTGCGAGGCTATGACAATGGCGGGGATGTGGTGGGCGATGGGGGCGCCTTGATGCCGATCATGGGGCCGGATGGGCTCATGAGCGGCCTTGGCGGCAGCGACACGCCGCCTCCGTTCACGTTCCGCCGCACGCCTGATTTTGGGGCGGATGAACCGGCGATGTTCGGGGCGCCGTCGTCCGGGCAAGTCGGCTATGCGGCGCCGAACATGTCGCTTGCGGAAAACTCGTTTGCGCCCTCGCAGCCTTCCGACGCGGGCGCGATCGGGGATTACGACTTCACGGCCAATCGACCTGCGACCGTGATGGCGGCGGGCGACGACGTTCCGCTGCCGCGCCCGCGGCCCGACGATACGTCCGATATCGGCACACCTGTGGCCTATGCGCCCGATTCCCGCGATCCTGACCGGCTGGCAGGCTTTGCGCCGGTCCCGGGCACCAACGGGGCTCCCGCGCTTCCGCCTTCCAGCGGGGCTAATTCGCGGTTCTCTGGGCTCGGAAACCTGTTAAGCTTCTCGCCGGCCGCAAAGCAAGGATTGCTGGCGGCCGGGCTTGGAATGCTGGCGTCGGGCTCGCCTCATTTCGGGGTGGCTGTTGGGCAAGGGGGCTTGCAGGGGCTCAATGCCTATGCGGGGGAATTGAAACAGGAAAGCGCCGACAAGAAAACGGACGCCACGATCGAGCATGCCAGAAAGCAGCTCGAACAGCATGCCAAGGAAACGGCTGATAAGTTGGCGCTGGAAACCAAGAAACTGTCGCAGGCTCAAGAGTTCCATCAAGACACGGTGAAGCATCAGGATCAACTCGCGGCGGAAGCGCAGCGGCTTCACGATATCCAGATGAAGCGGATTGAGGCGCAGATCGAGCAAGGAAACTACAGCGCGACGCCCGGCAGGGGGCAGGATGAAAAAGGCAATCCCGTCGAGGGGTCGTGGCTCCTCAACAAGAAAAGTGGGGAAACCAAGTTTGTGCCTGGGATGGTGCAGACCCCGAAAGCGACCGCGGCCGGTGAACCGTCGTTTGATAAGAACACGTTGACGAAGATGTCGGATCAATATCTTGCGGGAGACAAGTCGGTTTTGGTTAATCTCGGTCGCGGCGCGCAAGGCGCAACCGATCTGCGGGCGCTGCGCCAGCGCATCGCCGAGCGGATGGACGAAAAGGGCGTGTCGCCGGAACAGCAGGCCGTCAAGATGGCGGAATTCGGCGGTCTTGCGGCCGGCGAGCGGGCGCTTGGGACGCGCACTGCGACGATCGAGATGGCGGCAAACGAAGCGCGCAACATGATGAAACCCGCGCTTGAAGCCGCGGCGGCCGTACCGCGCTCAAGTTGGGTGCCGGTCAACAAATTGATCGAAGGATGGCAGTCGGGCGTCATCAGTGATCCGGCGCAAGCGCGCTTTGCGGCGGCGAATTTCTCGCTCGTCAACACTTATGTGCGCGCCATTGCGCCGACTGGCGTGCCGCCGGAATCCGCCCGCAACCACGCCATGCAGATGCTGTCCGGTGCTATGAGCCACGAATCCTATAAGGCCGTGGTCGACCAGATGGACATCGAAATGGATGCGGCGTTGAAATCCCCCGGCCAGGTGCAGCAGAAATTCCGTGAGATGTACGGCGGCGCGCCTGCGGCGGCGCATAGCGCCGCTCCTGCCGGCAATCAGAACGCCCAAGCCATTCAATGGGCCAACGCCAATCCGAACGATCCGCGAGCGGCTGAAATCAAGCGGCGCCTTGGGGTGCAGTGATGGCTGACGCCTTCGATCCCGATGCCTTTCTCAGTGGTCCGGCGGTGCCATCTGGCGGCTTCGATCCCGACGCGTATTTGAAGACCGCTCCCGCCGAATCCTCTGCCGCCGCCTATTATCGCCAGCAGCATGCCGATCTGGTTGCCGCTGCCAAGCAGAAAACCGCCATCGGTCCTGATCAATCCGCCAGCATTTTCGGCACGCCGATCGAGAAGCAGGGCAAGGACTACGGCGAAAACCTCGATTTATATTATGATGCCGCCGCGAAACGCGTTCATGAGGGCGTCGAAGGATTGCTGCGCAAGCCACAACTCAATCCGAGTCCGGGGCCATTGAGCGGCCCGTTTGCCGGGCCTTCGGTCGGCTCCAACCTGTTCGATATCGCGGCCGGCGTCGGGCAAGGCATCGTGGCTCCGGTAACGGCGGCGCTCAATCCGACCTGGGAGAAATATACCGGAATTCCGGGCGGGGAAGCCGTTGATGCCGTGCTTGGCGGCCGCAGCCTCAAAGGCGTCGCAGCGATGCGCCAGATTGCCGGGCTTCCGGCCGAAGCGGCGGCGGCTGCGCGTGCGCCAGCGACCGGAAATGCCCTGACATGGACCGGGGCGAATGCGGGTCATAGCCCGCCAGTCGATATGGGCGCGCTCGAAGGAGCGCTTGCGCCTGGGGAACTGCCGTCAGGAGGGGCGCCCGCGTTGCTGCCGGAAGCGGGGGCGCCTGCCGCCATCCCGCAAGCCGCGGAAGCCGCACCCGCTGCAACGCCGCGTCCCGGTCAGAACGACAACGTGCGCCTGCTTGGTCCAACCGTGCCCCATGCGGGCCGCGCCAGCGTTGGGGCGGCGGCGGCCGATGTCGATCCGCTCGCCGGCTACGCCCCGGAAACCATCGCCAAGGCGCGGGCCTCCCTCGCTGAGAACGGGCTCGACAATCCGCACGTTCTGGAACAAGTGTTGGACGAAACATCGCAACACCATACGCTCGGCGAATTGGCGCCGGGCCTCGAAACCAAGATGGGCGGCATAGCGGCGGCCGATACCGGGGAGGCGCGCAATACGATCGTGCAGACGATGCGGGAACGTGCCCGCGAGGCGCCGCAGCGCATGGCGGCGGTGTTTGATCGCGTGTTCGGCGAGCCGCAGAACCGCGCTGAGCTACAGCGGTCGATCGAGGCAGAACGCGCCAAGACCGCGACGCCGCTATGGCGTACTTTCACCAACACGACGGTTGCCCCGACCCCTGAAATCCGTTCCCTGCTGCCGCGCCTCGATGCGGCCGGCGCCCTCAAGGCGGCCAACAAGGCGATGCGCGAGGAGGGCTTGCCCGCGCAACAAGGCTTTGGCCGTATGGTGACGGACGAGGCCGGCGAATGGGCGCAAGAGGTCGAGCACGTTCCGACTGCCGCGGCATTCCAATATGCCAAAGAGCATCTTGATTCCCTGATCGAAAAGAGTCTCGCCGAGCCCGGCGGCGCCAAAGCGGCGCGGCGCTATACGCTGCTCAAGAACGATCTCGTGAACGCAATCGACAATCATCCTGATCCGAATGTGGCTGGTGTCTGGCAGGAAGCCCGTCAGGCGTGGCAGCGTCCAACCGAGTTGATCGAGGCGCAAAAGCTCGGCAGGCGGATGCTGACGAACAACATCGATCGCGACGACGTGCTGCACCTGACGGCAGGGTGGTCGCCCGAACGGTTGGAACACCTCGAAATCGGTTTGCGGGGCTACCTGGAAGACCTGGAAAAGGCGAACCGCAATCCGCGCCGCGTTAGCAATCGGCTGATGGATGCGGTCCTTTCGCCCGGAAATCAGGAAAAAATCCGCAGCGTTCTCCGGGAAGATCGCGCCAATGAATTGATCGATTCGATCCGACACGAAGAGGCGATGCACGGGGCGCCTGATCGTGTCTATGGCAATTCTGCCACCTCGTCGCGCCAGACTGCCAAGGCGGAATTCATGGCGCAGCCTGGGCCGCTCGAAGGCGTGTCGCTTCATGATGTCATGCACCCGAAGACCTCGATGCTCAAGGGCGCGGCGAATTTCGTATTCAAGAAGCAGGTCGCGAAGCGCGAAGCGGAAGCCGCCAAGCTGCGTGAAGAATTGGCCCGCATGTTTACCACGCAGGGCGCCGAACGCGACGCGGTAGCGCGGGCGCTGATCGGTGCCGAGTCGCCGCCGGCTGCGGGGTGGTCGCGCCCGCCTGGTGGTCCCTCGATGCCGTCGCCTGGGGTGGCGGCGGTGCAGCAGCGGCCCGGCGGCGCAACGAGCGTGCCCGGCGGCTGGCGTGCGGTAACGCCCCAACAGATTGCCGCCGGTGCCGTAAAGCCACCAAGGCCAGCGCCGATTCCGGCGGAAGCCGCCGCCCCGAAGGGGCAATCGCTGCTCGAATTCCTCGCCTCGAAAGGCGGTGTCGAGCCTACGCCCGAAATCATGGGAATCCTCGGCAAGAACAAGTTTCTTGGCTCCCACGGGTGGATTCTGCGCAAGGGCGGCCTGAGCGAGGATAGAGCCCGCGCGCTGGCTGCGGAATCCGGCTACATTGCGAATGAAGGCCGCGGCGGGGTCGAGAACCGCGGCGGCGGCACCTCCACGATCCGCGATCTTCACGAAGCGATTAACGACGAGGCGCGGGGTCGCAAGCGCTACGCCATGGGCGAAGAGCGCATGCAGGAAATGAGCCCAGAGGAGCAACGCTATCGCTTCGAAAACGATGTGATGGAGCATTTCGATCGCGAAGGCGTCGCCGAACCGGATGGCAAAACCCGCTCGCGTGTGCTAGAATTGGTCGAGAAGGAGGGTATGGACCCTCTCGACGCGCACGAGCGCGCCATCATGGAGGATCGGGATGCTGGACAGGACGAGGGGCTTCCCGCCCCTCCACCCGCCGGAAAGAGGGGGAAAGTCTATCCTGACGCCAATGCAGCACCGCAGGGAAGCGCACAAGCTGCGAAAGGTGAAGGGCAACCCAAGGGCGGAATATCTGGCCAAACATCACGAGTCCCTGGCGAGGCTGCTGCAAGAGCGGCAGAACGCGCGCAAGGCCGCGCCCCCAACGTCGAGGCCCTGAAGCAAGCCTCGGCCGTGCGCCTGGCGGATCGCATGGGCTTAACGCCTGGAATTCAGCATCTCGCCATGATCGGCAAGACGGATGCCGAAATTGCGGCGATGACCCGCGGTCGGTTGCCTGTCGATACCGTGCGCATGGTGCGGCAGCATCTTGGCATCGGGGCGCCGAGTTCATTGATGCGGGCGGATGAGGATATACCGTTTGCGGCGGGTGGCGCCGTCCCGACGCCGGCGCAGAGGGAAGCCGGCAACTATAAGAAGCACCACGGGCGCATTCACGGCCTCGAAATCGCTGTCGAAAACATGAAGGGCTCCGAGCGTTCCGGCGTCGGCCGCGACGGCAAGAAGTGGTCCGTCAACATGCCGGCGCACTATGGGTACATCAAGCGAACGGAAGGCGCCGACGGCGATCACGTCGATTGCTATATCGGCCCGCATACCAAGTCGCGCAAGGTGTTTGTTGTCGATCAGTACGATGCGGATACCCGCAAGTTCGATGAGCACAAGTGCATGCTGGGCTTCGGCACGGCAGCGCAAGCGCGGCAGACGTATCGTCGTGGGTTCTCGGATGGCAAGGGCGCTCAACGGCTGGGCCATATGCGCGAGATGTCGATCGAGGAATTCAAGGACTGGCTGCGCTATGGCAATACGTCCCGACCGATCAAGGAGGTTGCCTGATGCCAACGAAAATGCCTGCGTACTATGTAATGAGTACGTTGCTTGCGGGCGGCGATACGAATCGCAGGACGATCTACCGCGGGTCAGATAATGAGCCAGTATGCGTTTTCAATCAACGAATGAGAGATTGGACGGTCGGTGATGAGCGGCTGTTGAATATCTGCCTCTCGGCTCTTTTGGCGGATGCGGAAAACCAGAAAGATGACTAATGCAGATTCCCCAGCCATCCGATGAATGGCCTTCCATGACGGCGAAGCCCGTGGAGGCGGCTTGAAAGGGCGAAGCTTAACGCATATTTGAGGGCAACAACAGGAGAAGCACCATGCAAACCGAAACACTTAGCTCGACTGTACCGCCACCTGCGCTTCCCCCTCCTGATCATCCTCCTTCCGACCCCGCTGTTGGCGCGTCAGTGTTCCCTTGGAGCGCGGCGCCGAGCGTCGCGGCGAGCGCCCATACTCACACCGAGTCAGCACCCGGTACGGACACAGCCGCCGCGCCTGCTCCTAGACATGAGTCTGGTACGGTCACGCTGACTTGGACCCTGCCAACAACCCGCGCCGACAATACTGCGCTTCCTGCCGATCAGATCGCTGGAACCGATATCTACGATTCCGCGTCCGCGACGGCGAGTGTTCCCATTGGAAGCGTGGAAGGCACAGCAAACACGTTCACCACCGCTGTTCTTGCCGTGGGCGTTCATGATTTCACGGTTATCGTTCGCGATACGAAGGGTCTTTCTTCCGGTGTCTATCAAGATGTACGACGGCAAACTCCGTCGTCGAACGTCGCGACTGTTACGGTTACGACCACGGTCGCCAACCCGTCGCACGTCACCGATCTCAAGGCTGTGCTGAATCCGTAAAATGCCGGCACACATTCCTCAAGGCGCTCTCGCCAACGCCATCACGCATGAGCCATCCGATGAATGGCCTTCCATGATAGAAATCGTCGCTTATTGGGGCGACAAGGGAAGGAAGGGCAAGCGGCGATCGATCGAGATTCCGGCCGATCAGTTCTTCGGGCGAGGCGAATACGGAGCGCCGATGTCGGGCGATGCGCTTATCTGGATGGTGCAGCGGTTGCGGCGGGAGAGGTAGCTTCCTTAGCGGCTTCGATCACGTTGTTAAAATCGAGGCAGGCCACGGTCTTAGTTATGCTGATCTTCTCATGAAGGCGAAGCCGACTGGTGAGTTTGCGGGAGAGGCGAAGGGCCTCCATCACGGTTTCGAGTTGCTGCTTTGACATCGTGGCTCTCCGTTGGATGAACAATCGGCGTAGCAACCTGCCGCGCCACCTCGGCCAACGGGGCGAATGGATTGACTCCGATCAGCGAGATGGCGCGCATGGGGTTGGCTTTCTATTATCCGTGCGCCACTCTGGCAGCGCCGGACGTGAATGTGTTGCGTTCCTCGAAAGCGTAATCATAGAGTCGCTTTAGCATGTTCGTGGCGTCGGCGAGCGAACGCGGATCAAGCTCCACCTTGCCGGCGGCGATGAATTCCTTGAGCAAGGCGCACACGAAAATCTGCTTCTCCTTGTTCACAAAGCTGCTCGCTGCCGGCTTTGCTTCCGCTATCGGGCTTGCTGCCGGTTGCCTGTTGAATACCTCAACCGCGTTCTTTACGTTCTTCAATGTGCGGTCGCCATAGGGAACCTCAGTGTATTCCACGTCGTAGCTTTTGCCGGGTTCGAACAGCTTGGCTTGCTCGGCAAAGACGCCAAGGCGCTGGCCATCGGTGCCGACGATGCTGCCGCGCCTCTTGGCGGGAGTGGGAGGGTCGATCATCTTTATCGTGATTGTGGTTGTGGGCATGGTACTCGCTCCTGTTACGTAGGTTGATTTAATTCAGGTGAGAATTCCCGGGGTAATGGCGCGTGCGATCATCGGTCTACGCGGTGACTTTGATCCGCACGAACTGTTCAAGTTGGCCGTCATACAGCGATTGCACTTCCATCTTGCGGAAGTCCTCGCCGTCGATCTCGACCGTGAACGTAACGTCATCGGACACGCCTTCGAGCGCTTGGCGCAGCTCGCCGATCGTCTCGATGTTGGAATACGTGAAACCCATCACAGCCTCCTCTCGTGCGTTGCTTCGATGCCTGCTGGCAGTTCCCCGAACGCCGTGCGATAAGTCCGTGCCAGCTTGCACAGCATGTCGCTAAGCTCCTTCGGAAGCCGGAAGGGTTCCTGTGGATCATCATTGATGCCGATGGCCTCGATCGCGGCTTTCCAGTCGGTCACGATGAGCGTTTCGACATTGCGCAAGGCCAGCGCATTGGCATTGCCGCCGACGAGGCGGACTTTGGTGTCACGTTCGGCCCTCGCCACAGCGCGGTCGGCTTGCTGAAAGCGGGCGAAGCTCGCATCCGCTGCCGCAGCGGCAGAAGCAAAGTCCTCGTCGCAGATGCCCTGCGCAGCGTTTGCTGCGGCTTCCCGGGCGGCTTGGTCGGCAGCACGGGCTTTGCGTTCGGCTTCCTCAAGCACGCGCTTGGCGGCGGCCAGGGCGGCTTGGCGGGCGGCTTCCTCGGCGGTGGCGTAGCGGGTGAGGCGGATACGCAATTCCCGGATGAGGGTGTCCCATAGGCCGGGCTTTTTGGCCTTCGGGTCGGCGTTGTGCCATTGGTGGTAGTCCGCGTTGATGGCGCGGACTACCTCATTCAGTGGCCGCACCTTGGCGTCGCGCTCGTCCTCGATCGATTTTAAGGTGGTGGCGACGCGATCATGGATTTCCTTGGCGGCGCGGCTTTCGGTCTCGTTGGTGATGACGGGATAGTCGGACAGGAACTTGCCCAGTTCGGCTATGGTGGGCTTGGCGAGCTCGATCAAGCTCGGCGGCGCGTTATTGCCGATGACGGCGCGGGGGTTGGTGGCGAGTTGGTTCATGGTGCCCTCAGAATAGCAATTCATCATCGGAAGCCGCGATCTGCGGCAGTGGCGGCCGCTGCGGTATCTCGCAGCAAGCGTCACAAGCGTAAAACTCGATCCCGCAAGTCCATCCGTGATTGAGCGGCACGTCCCGCGCTTCGCAGCAATCGCATGAGCCGAACGGGCCTTCCGGCTCGTAATCGCGCGGGTCGGTCGTCTTCCATTGGTCGTAGGTCATTGTGTTTGCCTCCTAGAACGGCAAGCTTGAATTGGTGAGGATGAGCCACATCAGCAGCACCGCAACGAATGTGGCAATCACGATGAAGTCGCGAAGCGCGGTAAAGGCTTCGCGCATCACGCCGCATCGCGTCGGCAATAGCGGGCCTCGGCGGCTTCGTCCTGGACCCAGCATTCGATCCGAACCGAATATTCGTGCATGATGGCGTCCATGATCAGGAGCATGAAATGTTCATCAGTATCGCCATCAAGGTTGACCATCTCGCCCCTGGCGTGCGATCCGAGCTTGCCGTTGTCCATGGCAACCCAAAGATCGGAGATTTGCCAGGCGCCCCCGTCCACGTCCATATCGACGGAGATTTCCATCTTGCCGTCGATCAAGCCGGTGAACATCGCTTCGCCCCGGGCGTATTTCCACAGGAGGGCGACTTGGAATTCCTTGGTGATGGTGAATGTGCTATTAGTGGTGATAGCCTTGGGCATGGGTAGACTCCATGTTTTGAGGTCTAGGGCCTTGGAGGTGGCTGGTCCTGCCTCCAAGGTCTGTCTTCCTTTGGGCTGAGGCCCGATAGGCTCGCCGTAACGAGCCCGTCGCGCATCAGGTGCTTACGCTGTTCAAATGAAGTCGCGTCGGGCGATCGCCTCTGCCCTCTCGACCGATGCCAACCGGTCCCATGCGGTTGCATACGGAACGATCACGCATCCCACCACTTGGCTGTCGCGAAGCACCTCGTAGTGTCCGTGTTTTGACAAGCGGTTGCCCAGAAATCTGACTGTGATCATGTCGCTTGCTCCGTGCTCTTGCGTTGTTCGTGGGATTGAGTTATACACGGCCGTATGGCCACGTCAAGCACAAAGCTACAAGATCGTACAGATAATTCTTTCGGCGAGTACGTGAGGGCTGGCCGGGAGAAGTGCGGTTTGAGCCTCAGCGAGGCTGGCGAGCTTGTGAATTGCAGCAAGGCGCACCTGTGGGAAATGGAACGTGGCAGTTCGCGCAACCCGTCGATCGTGATCCTGGCGAACATCTCGTGCGCCTATGATCTTGATCTTGGGGAGTTGGCGCGGTTGGCGGCCCTAAGTGCCCCCGGGACAGCGCATCGGCTGGCGGTCGCCAATTGGCGAGATGCGAAGATGAAGCTTCGAACACTGAAAAGCGATCGATGATCGCACTTGCCTTTCCCCATGTCCGTCATTCTCCTGAATTAAAAGCCTTGGGCGGGAAGAAAGCGAAATGACCGAACGCGAGCAAGCTCTTCTGACCGCCAACAAGTGGCTTGAATTCGACATGAACGCGCTGACCCAGATGGTCCCGGGCGATCCTGACTGCGATGCATGCGTTTTGGCACGTCAGTTCATTCGAGCCACGGATGCGGTGCTGCCCATTCCCAGCAAGGTCGATGCCGTCGAGCTCGCCAACGCGATGATGGCAATGGGCATGGTTCCGGCGATCCTTCGCGGCGCTTCTCGTTGGTCGTGGGCAGTGAAACGCGGCGAAGAATTGGCAAAGCGATTGAATGAGGTCCGCTAGCCATGCCGCCCTATGCCATCAACTGGGAAGCCGAGAACGCCAAGAAAGCAGCTCACATCCGCGAACTGCTAGGATTGCTGGAACGCTGCCGCACCGTACTCGGCAATATGGCGGCGGAAAACGAGGGCCATGCACGTATATTCCGCCGTTGGCAGATCAGCGATGAGCCTCTGCGGGCCGACGCAAAAGGATTACTCCCGCTGCTAGATGAGGCGTTGGACTGATGACCGCCGCCGGCCGCCACATCCGCCCCGTTCCCCCGGCTTCCGCCGTCATAGATCAGTTCCCGTATCCGGTGCTTGTAATTCACCGGCCAGCCTTTATAGAAGGACATGCGGCACACGCTGCTGGCGGCTATCGTTCCGACAATCCTTGCATAAGGGGAACGATAGAGCGGCATGAGTGGAGAGCGGGTTGGGACTATGGGGATAGACTTCGAATGCGGTAAGTGCCCTGCGCCGTTCTCGCTCGCGGCGGGTGCTAACGCTAGGCACTTCGCAAGCCGCCGAGACGGGCCGCGCTTTTGCTAGCCGATCACAAACATCAGCCGTCCTTGTCGATCCGTAGCAAACGCTCGCCTCGTGTTTCCCTGCGCCATGTATCGTTTCTCGGACTTGTCGTACACCATCGCCCCTGGATACAACCGCTCGAAAGCTGCGAAGTCGGCGGAAGCCTGCGGCATTGAGATTTCGAACGCGGTCATGAGGTCTAGCCGGCGGATGGAGCCTCCGTGGTGGAGGCGCCATGCAATGAAATCGAGGCGGCGGTCGCTAGCCCAGGTCATGCTTTGCGCTCCGCAATGATATGTCGGAAACATTCATCGGAAATGGCAGCAAGTTCTCGCTTGAGTTCCTTCACTTCCTTGGAGTGTTTCCCATGCTTTCGCTCGGCGCGTTCTATCAGAACGGCATAAGCCGCGCTTGCACATTCAAGGTAATGTCCATCCATTGACGACTCCCGAAAAATGGAAAGGACGGCTTATGCCGTCCGCCCCTTGTTGAGCCACCGATAAGCTTTCCAAGCGAGCGTTGCCGCCTCATCCTTGGTGTCGTGAGTATGGTTGAACCAAAAGCCTTCATTCGCGCCATCTACCCAACCATCCTCTTGCGAGCACCCGAGGACTTCGCGATAAGTGCCGGTCTTTTCGTTGCGGGCGAAGGCGCGGAAGCCGACAATGCCGCCTTCGTTCTTGATACCAACCTTGCCGGTGAACCCTTTGAAGTTGATCTCTGCGCCGAGTTGGTAGGTCATTTGCTTGCTCCGTTCCTGATGTACGGAGATTAGCATATTTCTTTAATGGGTCAAGAAAGCAATCGAACTATCTCAATCACGAAATGTTACAGCCTCTCCCACCCTTGCACGGTTGCCCGTTCCGATTCACAATCGCCCGCAACTGATTCGGTCTCGTGAGCGGAAACGGCATCCGTACTGGTAGTTTTAATTCAGGAGGACGCACCGCTTGCTGGCTCTATCCTGCCATCATCGTTCTATGATAGGCGAACCCACCCGATGATCGCACGTAACCCCAAATCTCTCCTGAATTGGCTCTATCTTCTCGCCGCCTCCATCCTCATCTTCTATGGGGCAACCCGAGCCTTCGCCTTCGACAACGGCCAATATGGTGATGTCCCCGACAATATCCGTTCATGGTTCAAGGGCGTTCATTCGCCCAACGGAGTCCCTTGCTGTGATATAGCCGACGGCCACCGCACCACTTGGGAAAAGCATCCCGGCGATGACCGTTACTGGGTTCCGATCGAAACCGAATGGTTTCCCGTGCCATCCGAAGCCGTCATCCACAACGCCGGCAATCCGACCGGAGAGGCCGTCGTCTGGTACGTCATGAAGGATGCGACGGCGCCGTTTCCGGGGAAATATCACATCCGGTGCTTTGTGCCCGGAGAGGGAGTTTAATTATGCTTCAACCCGTGATGTTCGATTGCAACCACGACAACGCCATCGATTGGGACGCGGTAGCGACCTGGGCCTGGGGATGTTCGCTCAAGGTGAACCAGGGACTCGGGATGACCGACCACACCTTCGCGTCGCGCCGCGCCGAGGCCGAGAAGCGCGGCATCATGGTCGGCGGCTACGACTTCTCGACCGACGATAACGTGGCCGCGAATGTGGCGCGCTATCTAGGCCTCCTCAATCCCGGCCCGACGACGCAAGCCGATTTGGACTTCGAAGACCTGACGCACCACGCCATGTCGGGCGACCATGCATACGAATGGCTCGATCGCGTCAACCAGAAGATGGGGCGCGCGGCCACGCTCTACGGCGGCAACCGCATCCGCGAGCACATTCGCTCCCAGGATAAGAAATGGATTGATATGGCGGCCGTCACGCCGCTGTGGCTGTGTCAGTACAAGGACGTTCAGGTAGACACGCTGGACGAGCTGGACCGGCACATCAGCGTGCCGCCACCGTGGAAGCGCTGGACCTATCTGCAGTACGCGGCGGACGGCGCTGGTCCCGCTCCGCACAAGATGCCGGGCGTCGAAAACAAGGCGGACCTGAACGTGTACCGGGGCGACCGCGCGACGTTCGCGGCGGGGTGGCCCGGGGCGTCGCTGCCAGCGCCGGAGGCGGTCGCGTGATGACCGCGAGCGACGGGCGCTCGCATAGACACTGATGAGGCCGTGATGTTTTTTAGACTGATCGGCGCTGCGGCGCTCGCCCTGGCACTCATAGGAACCGCGTGGACGCAGGGTATCCCCGGCGGGGGCGGCCCCGGCATACCAACGGCGAACTTTTGTTTCTTGTTTTTCAATCCCGGGATTCCGGGATGCCCTGGACCTGGCATGCCAGGCGTTAACCCCAACCCGGGACCGCCGCCGACCAACTGTTCGCCCGTTAATGGTCTCGATTACACCAAGGCGTGCGATGTGGTCTACCATATGGGGATTTTTCAATGAGGGTGCTTTTAGCCGCCATCCTTGTGCTTGCCGCCTCTGAAGCTTCACCGCAAACAACTTTGCTCGGAAATTGCGGTTCCGATATCACGGGAATACAGTTGAGCACGGGGAACGTCTACTGCGTCGCACCGCCGCCAGGAGCGTGCTCTCCTGTCGATGGCCTTGACTACACCAAAGCATGCGATATCGTTTATCACACGGGGATTTTTCAATGAGGATAATTCTGCTTGGTACTGCTATGCTCTTCTCGACGGCTGTTTACTGCGCTGATGTCGTCGTGGTGTTCGATGAACCGTTGCAGCGCGATATGATCGCCGTTCTGAATGCGGCCAAAGCTCAAGGACTCGACCTTGCGGCTCCAGTCGGGCGCGTGTGGGAAAAACTCAAAGCCGCACCTGTGCTCAAACCCGATCCGCCGCCGCCCGCTCCATCGGAGAAACCACAATGAAGAAACTTATCGCAGGACTTGCGCTCTCGCTGCTGGCAACAGCCGCATTCGCGGGTGCCGGGACCATAACGGTGCTCGACAGTACTGGCGCAACCAAAACATACGATGTCATCACGGACGGATCGGGCAATTTCCTGTCCAAGATGGGCATCTGCGATGGAGCGGCGGGGGCCACTTGCGCTTCGGTTGGTACGGCAGGGTCCCCCTCCACCAACGCTCTCACGGTGCAAGCGGTGACGCTGGGGCACGGCACGGCCGCCAATGCGATGCGGGTGGAGCTGCCCACGGACGGGACGGGCGTTGTTACGGCGGCCCAAGCGACCGCTGCCAATCTCAATGCGACGGTGGTCGGCACCGGCACATTCGCCACGCAATCGACTTTGGCGGCCGAAACGACAAAGAACATCGGAACTATTCGCGCCACCGGCAACGTTGGCGGCGTCTTCGATGCGATCGTGGCTGGCACCTATCCGGCGAACGCGCTTGCTGTTGGCGTGCTCAACGGCAGCGCCATCGGCCGGCTGGTAGGCGACGAAACCAACGGCCTGTGGGTCAACATCAAGGCCGGTGCGGGTTCGGGCGGTACGGCGCTTGCTGACGAGGCCACGTTCACGCAGGGTACAACCAACTTCACCCCGGCCGGTTGCACCTTCAACAATTCGATCACGAACCTGACGAGCGGCCAGGGTGGCGCATTCTCCTGCACAGCGGCCCGCTCGTTGCACACGACGGTCGATAACACCAACGCCAACGGCCAAGCCGCGATGGCGAACAGTTCGCCTGTCGTGATCGCGAGCAATCAATCAAATATTCCTACGAATACGGCTCAAATTAATGGCGTCACACCGTTGATGGGAAATGGCGTTAGCGGTACTGGATCGCAGCGCGTCAACATCGCTTCCGATAATACCGCATTTCCAGTCAACGCAACCGGCCCCGTGAACGTAACAGCTACAGCGTGTTCTGGGACGATCACGAGCGGCGGCACCGCACAGAATGCTTTCACCGCGCAAACGACTTTGCACGGCTTCACGGTCGCCAACATCGACACAACCGAACCGCTATGGATTTCGTTTACTACTACCGCTGCGGCGAGCGGCACGGATAGCTACCCTCTCCCAGCCGCAACCGCGACAACCTTCGCGGGTTTTGGCTCGTTCACGACGCCGCCTGGGTTAGGACTTAACCACGCACTATCCGTCATTGCGGCGACAACCTCACACAAGTATAGCTGTACATGGTGGTGAGAAAATGCCCAAAAATAATAGATGGTTTCCTATTGGAGCGGTGCTGCTACTTCTTTCTTTCCTGCATCCGCTCTACGCGCAATGGGGTGGGGGCGGCGGTGGAACGGTAAATAACAGTAGCACCGCCGCTAGCACCAATCGCGCGCTATGCTCGATCCGCGCCGCCAATTTCAACATTACCACCGATCAGGCCTGCGTCATCCCCGGCACCGTCACCGCCTGGGTTCCGACCTCGATCATAGTCACCAATTGCTCCGGGAGCTTCACGCTTGCTGCCGGTGGCGTCTATCCGGCTGCCAGTAAGGGCGGCACGGCGCTGGTGGCCGCCGGCCAAGTCTACACGGCGCTGAGCGGATCAACCGTGGTGCTGGGGCTCACGCTCGCGGCCAACATCGCGACGACGCGGCAGACAGCGGGTACAGTTTACCTGTCGCTGACGACTGGGACGGGATCGGCGGCAACCTGCGATTTCTATGTATGGGGAAACGACCTGACATGAAGCGCTTTCTTATTGCGGTAGCATTGCTATTGATAGCAGGTGAGGCGCCCGCGCAGTTTAATGGGTGTTCGGCTGGGTTCTGTGCGCCGGTTGTTAGCGGCGGCGGAAGCTGCACCATCAACAGCGTCAGTTTGGGCGGCAATACCTTCACGGGTGGCGCATCCAGCGGAACGGTTGTCGGAGCCATCACGGTCAGCACAAGCGGTACATGCGGCACCGACACTCTGAGCGTCACAGGCACGAATGCCAGTGATTTTCAGATTAGCGGGACCAATCTCGAAACCAATGGCGTGGTAGCGGGCGGAAGCTATAGCATTAATATTGTCGCGACAATATCCGGGGCAACGGGGTCGCCGTTCACGCAGGCGGAAGTAATTTGCGGTGCTGGTAGTCATGCGGCAACCTTTATCGCCCGCACCAGCGGCATGAGCAATACCGAGACGACGGCCTACTGCAATTTGATCAACGGCCTTGACACCGATAGTACCTACGCTCTGTTCGATGCGCTATATATATTCGCAACAAATACCACAACCACGGCCGATCTCAACCTCGTCAGCACCAATTTTACGCTCACTTCGCACGGCAGTTGCACATTTACCGCTGATCACGGATATACCGGCGACGGTTCTTCTTGCTATCTTGATACCGGGCTTGATCCGCAATCATGTACAGGAGTGACATGTAATTTCGCCAACACAACCGCAATGCATGGCGTTTATGTGCTTACCAATAGCACTTCGACGCCAGGCGCGCCCGAAATTGACATTGGAGCAGTGAATGACTCCACAGTGTTCAACTATATTCTTCCTATATTTACTGATGGTAAAAGTTACTGCTCAATAAATAGCACTTCAAACAACGGGCCTGTCACGGTCGGGAACACTGACGGCTCGTGGATGTGCGTCGGTAATTCGACCAATAGCGTGTTTTATAGAAACGGGTCGTCTATTGGTTCTGGCACGGCAAGTGCCGGTGCGGTTCCAAACGTCAATTATTACATCTTGGCAAGAAATGATTCCGGCTCCGGTGGTGGGAGTTCTCCTGCTGAATTTTCGCCTCATCAACTATCCGCAGCGTGGATTGGGCAGATGCCAAATAGCACGCAGGCGGCTAATATCCAATCTCGCATTAATACGTTCATGACTTCGCAAGGTATCAATACATATTGACAGGGGGATTCTAATGTTCAACCGTATCCTCATTAGCCTCGGCCTCTCGCTCATGCTGGTTCTGTCGCCTCTCGCGGCGACACAGAAATGGGTTGCCGGCGCACTCACGGGCTACAGCACGACGGTTTGCGGGGCCGAACTCAATTCCCTCGCGAACGGCGACTCGGTCCTGTGCGGCACTGCCGTCACGACCAACACCGATCTGTACGGCACCGCGTCGTTCACGTTCGGCTCCGTCACCACGATGGGCGGTTCGCCCTATGTGCAACTCGCGATCTATCAACTTAACCAGGACGGCAGCACGTATGGAGATGGCACCTTTGCGTCTGCGGCTGCCGGCAGCCCCGCCGCTCAGTATCTCGTCAACTGCATCATTCCTGCGCCGGCAAGCGCCACGGCGGCGTTCAAGGGCGAGTGCGGCCCGTTCCCGCTGCCGCCGGGCACGTTCAAGTTCGTGCTCTATGATAACCTAAACACCACTGGAAATGCCGCTTCCAGCGGCAACGCCGTCTATCTCAACACATGGAATTTCCAGATCAATTGAGGTCGTCATGCTCAAATTCCTGACTGTCCTCTGGGTATTGCTTGCGCCGCTGCCGGCATGGTCGCAGGCCATGTTCGCGCCGTTCATGGCTGCAAGCAGCGCAAGCAACTCGGTCACGGGTGCGATCCCGTCAGCGCCCGCCGCATTTTATGGGCAAATCAAGCCGACCGGGCCGATCGAGCTTAATCGGCAATCCCCGTTCGCGCCACTGGTCTCGATGTACGACCGCGGCGACGGCGTTTACATCAATGGTGCTTACGGGAATGCGGCCGACAATGGGCCGACTTTCGCGACCTATAGCGGCGGCGCTTCGACCAGCGCGGGTTTTATTCAAGGCGTCAACAGCACGCCGCGTGGCACAGCCGGATTGTGGCCTGGGGCGAGCATCACCAATGGGTTCTCCGGCAATGGGCTCGGCGCTTGGATCGTCACCGGGGTGGACACCGGAGGCGGCGTTCAGACCGGGCTCGATATCAACGCTGCAAGCAATCTGACGGCGCTCGCGGCCGGGGCCGGATACTCGGTTGCGGTCCAGGTCTATCGCGTTCCCGGCACCATATCGGCCGATTTCGAATGGTACGGCGGCCGCACTTGGATATCCAACGGGGAGGGGTGGGAACAAGCCAATTCCTGCGCGGCTCCCGGCGTGATGTGGGGGTTCGTGGAGAACGCCGGTTGTGGCGCTTCGGGAAATTATGTCGTCGGCGCCTATGTTGTCACGGGCACCGTCGCATCGCCCACGCAAAAAACACTGGGCTCATTTACGATTGCCCCGAATGCCTATTACGAACTCGGCATTGATTGCGTCAACACCAGCAGCGGCAGCGCTTCCTGCGAATGGCTTATCAACTCCGCGGTTCAGAGTTGCAGCAGTTGCACCGGCCTGTCGCTGCCGTCCACGACCAATACCGGAGAGACGTGGATAGAGGCCGGCGCAACGCGGCATGCTAGCGGACTGAGCAATCACACCTGTTACTGCTATGTCTACAAGATCGATTTTTATTCGCGCAAGCTTTCTCTGAGCGAGTGGTCGTTCCGCTGGAATAACCCGTGGAGCATGTACAAGCCGAAGTGACGTTCCAAACGCCAGCGTTCCTATCGAGGTAAGGAGTGATATCATGTGGTGGCTCGTGTGGGGAGGAAGTTTCCTCGTCATCGCGGTTCTGGCGATCGATAGTTACCTGGTCCGGGTGCTGCGGCTCCCGGTACCAAGCGAAAGCACGAAATGGGAGGCTCTTCGGGGCCTCCCCTCTTCCCGTAAATAAGGCGAGAAAGACCATGACCAACCCCCACGGCGGCTACGGCTGGCGGCGTTCCCTGCCGGATCATCGCGACGCGCCTTTCACCGCCGCCCTCATGGCGCGGCTCCCCACGACGTTGCCTGCGCACCGAGACGACCGGGGCACCAAGTATATGCCCCCGGTCTACAACCAGGGCCAGACTTCGAGTTGCACCGGCAACGGCACGGCCGGCGCCTTACAGTACAGGCGCCGCAAGCAGGGCCTCCCTGATTTCATGCCGTCGCGAATGTTCATCTACTACAACGGCCGCGCCATCGACGGCACCACAAGCTTCGATGGTGGTTCTCAGGTCCGCAACGTCATCAAAGCAGTGGCGACTCAAGGCGCGTGCGATGAAACCGAGTGGCCGTTTCGGACCGACCAGATCAATATGCGCCCGACCGACAAATGCTATTTCGATGCCAAGACCGACCTCGTGACCGGCTACGCGGCCGTCCCGCAGAACATCGACGCCATCCGGGCCTGCATCGCAAGCGACACGCCCGTCGTGTTCGGCTTCACGGTATACCCGCAGTTCGAGTCAGACGCGATGGCGCGTAGCGGCATGATGGAGATGCCGGGCGACAGCGACGCGCCGCTCGGCGGCCACTGTCCGCTGGCGTGCGGCTATAGCGATAAGAGCAGAGTGGTGATCTGCCGGAACAGCTGGGGACCGGACTGGGCGGACGGGGGTTATTTTTATATGCCGTATGATTACATCACCAACCCCGGGCTCGCCGCTGACTTCTGGCAGATCGACGTGGTGACGGGGCGATGACCTGCGCCCGCTATCTCAACGGCGGCAAGTGGTGCGACCTCGGACCTCAGCCCGACTTGACTTGGCTCTACCTGCTGGCCTGCATCGCCATGGTCGTCTGCGGTGGGTGCGACGCAGCCGATGCCGGATGGCGCTGCCATCCCGAGGGACGAAGCAAGGCGTTCCTGGAGTACCGCAGGGCGTACCATGATCCGGGGCTCAGACTCAGATGATCCGCCTACGCTTCGTCACCGGCGACGACTGGATATCCAACGCCATCCGCATCGGCGAGCGCGACGGATGGTGCACGCATGTCGAAGCCGTGATGCCAGACGGGACACTTCTCGGCGCGCATCTCGATGGCGGCGTGCAGGCGCGGCCGGCGGGTTACGATAAGGGGAAGGCGACGCGCGAGTTGATCGTGGACCTACATGAGGAGAACTGCTTCGGCGCGTTGTCGGTCGGGACTCCGCAGGATGTCGCCGCGCAGCAATGCCGCGAGAGCTTCTATGATTTCCTGCGCGCCCAACTCGGCAAACCGTATGATCTCACGGCCCTCGCCGGCGCCGCATTCGATCGCGACTGGCACCGCGCTGACTCCTGGTTCTGTAGCGAGTTGATTTCCGCCGCGCTTGAGCATTGCGGTTATCTCCATTCGCTCGCCGCCATCGACAGTCATATATCGCCGCGAGACCTGTTATTGGTGTTAAGTGGACGAATCGCGATTCCCAACATGGCAGGCGTTTCGCTGACGACATAGGAGCGCGGAATGGACGAAGGTGAGCAATGGTTAAACGATCAGATGCCGGGAATCTACGCCGAAGTTCCCGAGGTGGTGCGAGAAATCTTCGCGCGCATCCCCTATGGACAGGAATTCACGCTAAGTAACGGCCGCGTCGGTCGTTTCAAAAAATTCATTGAACCTCGTCAAAACGACGGCAAATGGGAGTTCGGATTCGACATTGTATTTGACAAAGGATCGCCAGACCACCTTGAGTTTTTTGTGAAGCACACAGGAGGCGGCGGATTAGTGGCAGTGCCAACCGTGCCAATCGTAGAATTTTCATCGACCGCGAGCTGAGGAACAATCTATGGCCTTTGATATCTCTCCCTATCTATCGAGTGGACGCAACGTCGTGAGCGCGATTGCCGGAGTTGCCCTCGGCGTCGGGATTACATCGGTCGGCGGCGTCTCGACCGGCGATCTGGTTGCTGGCTTTGATCATATCTTCAAGGGCCTCAATGAAATCGCGATCGGCGTGGGAATCATCGCCCCGGCCGCAATGAGTGCATGGGCCTTTGCCAAAGGGCGGCTATCGTCCAAGGTCGCCGACGTGCATGCCGCTGCCCCGCATGAGCTTGTGAGCGCCGTCAACCAGGTGGACCATCCGCAACTCGTGGCGGCCGTCGCCCGGGTCTCGCCTGCCACACTCGTCAACGCCGCTGCCGAGCTTCCATCGGTTCAACAGATCATCGCCACCCCGGCGATGGAGAAAGCAACCGCGAGCCAAAAGGTGGTCTCGTAAGAAAGAAGGAAAACACCATGTCCGGTTCAGGATTGATGGATTTTCTTATCGTCGTCGTTGGACTCTGCATTATTGTCGGAATGATTTTTGCCGCGTTGGAGTTCATCTCGCCCGATGTCAGGTTTAAGACAATTGCGCGATATGCTGTCGGAGGCGCCGCGCTCTTGGCGTTTCTGGTGGCAATCAAGAACGTGCTATTCGGCGGCAGTGGCGCTGGTGTGGCGATTTCCCCCGTTGGCGTGATCGAGTTCGCTATTGGTATCATCGTGATACTGGTGGTGCTTTTCATCATCTTTTGGGCGTTGGATTTCTTTGCGCCATCGGCAGGATTCCTTGTTCCGATCAAATATGTCATCGGCGCTATTGCTCTGATCGCTATCCTGGTGGTGGCGGAACAGGTGCTGTTCGGAGGCGGATTGATGCGGGGCGGCGGCATATCGTTCCTACCGCACCAGCAGCCGACGAGATAACGCCATGGGTCTGATCCTTCTTGTTATCGTTGTTCTCGTCCTGTTCGGCATAGGACACTTTGGTGCAGCGACCGGCCGACCGATGATCGCACATAACCCCGGCTCTCTCCTGAATTGAAAGAACTTCTCATGAAACTATTCCCCATCCTCACCGCGCTTCTACTTACCGCCACGGCAGCACAAGCGCAGAATCCGCGACCACGCCCCGAAGCCGCGCCACGCTTCGATCATACCGACGAGCCACGCGAGGGCGCGGTGGGCTTGACGCCCCTCATCTGCGATCCGCTCAATCTGCTCCCTGGCTGCAAGAGCCCCGTCACAGGCCAAACCGTCACGTCCGATGCCAGCAAGGCCATCACCCAGGTATTCACGAGCCTCGCCGCATTCATCGATCAGGGCGTGGTGGAAGCCGAACAGCTTGCCATGGCGATTCCCGATCTGCCCGATGGCGTGGGCCAACAGTGCTGGATGCAGATGCGCAAGACATCAGCCGTGTTCAAGGCACATCCGGTGCCGGTCACGCTCCAACTACCGCTCGATCTCCAGGCGATCCGCCTGTTGGTGATGTCGGCCAACGACCTGTGCGCCAGCTCGGCGTGCACGCAGCTTTTCTCGGATGCCGCCAACCTCGCGACCGCAGCGGCTGGCGCCGGGGGGTTTTCGATCCCAATCCCCAGCCTCGCGAGCGTGTGCAGCAAGATTCCGGTGATCCGCTCCACCCCGACCGTGGCCGACCCGACGCTCCCGCCGGTTACGCCGGTGCCCGTCGTGCCGGCGCCTGCACCAACGCCGCCTCCGTAATGGTCAAGCCTGCGTCCATCGTCGCGGCGCTGTGGCTAGCCCTTGCCAGCGCAGCGCCGGCCCAGGCGCCGCCCCCCGCGGTATCGCCTCCGGTACAGACCCAGCCATATATCGCTCCGACGCTGCCTGACCTACCGCGAGGGCTCAGTTCGGGCGACCGCGAGCTGATCCTGCTGCTGGTCGCCGAGCGCGACCGACAATACAACCAGCGCTTCCATGCCCAGGAGATCGCGGTCGCCGCCGCCCTGGCCGCTGCCAAGGAAGCCGTCGCCGCCGCGCTCACCGCTGCCAAGGAGGCCGTGGACAAGGCCGCCGCAGCCAACGACAAGCATTTCGACAGTGTAAACGAATTCCGCAAGACCTTGACCGATCAGACAGCTTCATTCCCGACCCGCAATGAGGTAGATATCAAGTTCAAGGCGATCGAGGACAAGATCGGTCTCCTCATCACGCGCGACAACCAACTGGCAGGACGCAGCGAAGGATACTCGTCACTGTGGAACGGGATCATAGCAATCATCGGCGTCTTGATCGGCGGCGGCATGCTGGCGATGGCCTTTCGACAAAGGGGAAAGTGATAAGATGCCCAAAGTCTACGCCGTAATGATCATGGGCCAGGGTGGCTACCTCACTAGCTACGGCGTGGTCCGCATGGCCGCAGCGGCCCGTCAGCTCGGCATCCAGGCCGACGTATTCACCTACGGCTCGACCGACGCCATCGCCGCCGCTGTGGACGCACACCGCACCACGGGCTACCTCATCGCCGGCTTGGGCTATTCGCTGGGCGTCTCGGCGCTGACCTATGCGCAGCGCACCCGCATGTTCGATCTGGTGCTCTGCGTGGCCGGCAGCAAGCTTGGGCAGAATTACCCGATCAATCACGCCAAGACCACACGTTCCGTCCTGTGGCGCGGACCTGGCGTGCTGTCGGGCGCTGGCGGCGATCTTGGATTCGACGTGGTGCACGACGTAGCGGGAGCGCCGCACCTGTGGATGGATTTTGCGCCGGAAGTGGCAAGTGGCGTAGAATCTGAGTTGAACGCACTTCTTCGGCGATGATGGCAAGGGAGAACGATATGGCAATCCCTCTCCTGAATTGAATAAAGCTTCAAAGCGCGGAGCGGGACCTATTGATCCCGTTGGTTACAACTGAGGAAGCAATGTCGCTGGTTCCGCAGGTCGACTTCGACTTTACCGCAGGGGATTTGATCAAGATCGTGGTCCTGGTGGTCGGGTGGGTCGTGACCATCGTCAAGATCGACGGGAGGTTGAAGAACGTCGAGAAGGAAATCAAGGACGTTACGGCTCTGACCCGCTGGAAGGAGCGCATTGAGGAGCGGATCATCACCCAGCGCCGCGACATCGATGATCTGCGGCGGGGCCGCGGTTTCATCCGCAACGGTGGTGTGAACGGAGAATATACCAAGGACGGAAAATTAGACGACCGCTAAACAGGCCTCGCCCACGGTCGGGCGCGCCCTACGTGTTGAGAGCGCGTGCGCGTTCCAAGAGTTCCTTAGCGCGGTCGATTGCCGCTCGCGCCAGGCGCAAACAATATTCCCGATCCGTCTCGCTGCCCTCTGACCATTTCCGCTTGAGATCGGGCGGGTAGTCATCCGTATAGCGCGCGTTGTGGATCGCTTCCGCCATCAGGTATAGATCGGTGCCATCATCCATGCCGGCCTGATGGCATGCCTCCAAGGCAGCACGAAGGCGTTCAATCTCCCCAACAAATTCTTCACGCGTCGGACTGCTGTGTGCGCTGTGCCGCATGTGAAGCCGGTAGCGCTCGATGATGTCCGACATTGCGGGCGTCCGCTGTTATCGAAGGTGAAGGAAGGAACCGAGCGTGGCGTCGAGCGCTTTCGTCGGTTCGCGCTTCACATTCAGTTGGTGATAGATTCTGATCGTTACGTTGTTCACGATCGCTGCCCGCGTCGCTTCCGAGAGACCCGGAGCGCCAACCTTCAAGGCGTGCTCGAAGGCGCCTCGCACGACCTCTAGCTCGTATGTCGTCATGATCGGGCCTCTTGTGTTCACTGGACAGCTGGCGGCCACTTGTCGGCCAATTCGGCTTGTCGCCGGTTAGGGTCAGGAAACGTCACCTGCATCATCTCAGTCATGCGGGCGATTTTGTCGAGCGCCCGAAGATAGGACCGAGCGAGCACACATCCCGCACAATCTGGGTCGCCAGGAACGAGATCGACGAATGCGCTAGACCGCCCCTCAAGCCAACGATTGGCTGTCGCCCAAGCTTCTTGCCGTTCTTCGGACATTCGGGGCCTCAGATGAGAACGTTAACGTTTTTGTCTTCCGAGGCGAACGCCGCCACCGGATAGTTGACTTTACGGCTGAACAGATGTGGTCGCATGCGCGAGCAATTTCCGTTCTCGTGCAGCACGTACACATTGACGCGAAGCACCTTGAGGACGCGGTAGTAGCCAGTGCCGTTCTTATCCGTATTGACGAGCGTATCGCCGGGCTTGATGTCATCGATCTTCACGGCCGGGGCCTCCGGTGTTGACTAGGCGGCTTTGCTGTCGGCGGTCGAAACAAGCGCCTGCTCGATGCCTCGCTGCGCGTTCTCAAGTCGCTGCAAAAGATTGTTCAGTTCACTGACAGTCGGCTTCGCTTTTGCGCCGTGCATTGCGCGCTGCCGAAGCGTATGGAGGCACTGACTGACCTCGCCATGCGCTCCACTGAGTAGGGATTTCTGCGTCGGTGTCATGGTGGCCTGTCCTCTTGGCTTGCGGCCGCAATCATTGCGCTCGCGATCATTCACGTACCCCTGCGCAATGCACCGGCACTTTGGCCAGTTTTTGCACAGCATGTTTCGGGCGCCTCCTGTCGGCTTACCAGTTTTTGCTTTCGAGGTGACCGGCACCGTCTTCTGGGTATTGCCGCAAATGGTCCTCGATTGCCTTTTTGACAACCTGTAGAAGCCGCGGCAGTGGCGTCGGTTTCTCTTCGTCGCAATCCTCTGGCATCCGCAATCCACATCCATCCCATCGGTCGTCAGTGTCAAAGAATACTGCTAGCAGTCGATCATCGCGCGTCGGCGCGTACCCCTTGGGAAGCCAATGAAGCATCCAGATCGGGCCGCCGGGGATGTGCCCGTTCTTGTCGCATCCACTATAGCCGATGCTAAGGCAAGCTTTTCGCATGTTTCGGGCCTTTCGTGTTTTGCTCTAGGCTGTCGCTGTGTGACGGGTCATCGTCATCTTTCAACGCGTCTTCCCGGGGCTCGCACTCGTCGCATTTACCCCGATGTATTTCCCGTTCGTCGGGGCACCTAGAGATGCCGGCTCGTGCCGGATTGGAATTCGGGCCTCCGGTGTTTTAGATCGGCTTGACGATTTGGCGGCGCCGGAAGTGCGCGCGGGCGAACGATCGCGCCGCGCCCTGCGTGGAAAATTCCCGGCGGTCGGCGAGCTTGCCGTTCCAGTCGATCTCTAGCCGCCACTTCCCACGCGCAACGTGGCTCACCTCATACCGAAGATCGGTGCCGTCAGCGTTTCCGAGCGCGACCAATGCGCCTGATTGCGGGAACGTAAGTGGCAGGTGGTCCATGTCCGTCTCCCTTGTCCACATCATCCACATACGCCCCTTGACACCGTGTGTCAATCACCGTAAAGAATATTTCTACAAGAAGTTATCCACCGCTGGTAAGACACGCGATGCTTTACGGCTTTGGCCTCGAATCGAAACGCTTTCCCGCCGCACCGCAGCGGGCGGCGCTGCTCAAGTTCGGCGTCGGCGAAAGGCAAATCATCATCGAGGACCGACAGAAAAGCGAAGAGTTCGGCTACTTCGTCGCTCAAAGCTTGCGCGATGGCGAGTTGGGCACCATCGTCGCCGTGCAGCGCTTTCACTTGCTTGCGATCGGTGCCAGCCAGCTGCAGCAACGCATCAAGCTGATCCACGCCAAGGGCGCCGTCATCATCGAGATCGAGTCAGGCCGCCGCTCGGATAATGCCGGCGCACTTGCTGATATGGTGTTTGAGGCGCACGAGGTCTATACGGGCCGACTGCTTGATCCCAAGACCGCCTCGAAGATCGGCAAGCTTGGTGCCGCCAACTCGCCGCGAACCAAGAAGCTCAACGGCCGCGAGCACATGCCGAAGCAGATGGCGGTTCCAATCTGGCGGGACGTGACCAACTACCCGCACAAGGAAGATGCTCTTGCGGCGATCAACGCCGATACCAACTATCGGTCTTACAGCATGTCTTACGCCTACCGGCGCCTTGGCAAGCGCTGGGCGGCAGCGGGACGACCTACGAAGTAGGGAGCGGTCATGACGGACCAGGAAGAAAAAGTCGAAGCTTATCGACAGCGCGATCATCTTGTCGCCGCGCTTGCCCACATGTTTCCGAGCGGCATTCGCGCGACGAACATTGCGGGCTGGGACCCGGAGTGGCACGGTTGCGTGCTCATCGATCTTCCTTCCGGTCAGATCAGCTACCACTATCATGATCGCGAAGCAGGCTTGTTCGCCGATCTGCCGCCATATGATAAGCCGTGGGACGGCCACGACAAAGAAACGGTGCATGCTCGACTAGCGGCGCTTGGAACGCCGCTCGATCTCATCTGAGGAGCGTGAATTGAACCACAAACATCCTGCGATGCAGATCATCGCGAAAGAATACGCGCGCGATCTCGTGGGCGAGCACGAGATGGGCATGAGGATCATGGGCGAGCAGTTTGCGAAGCGGGTGTACGAGGCGCTCAATGCTGCCGGCTATGTCATCATCAACGATCGCACCGATCCTGAGGGTGGCATTCCCGGCCGAACGATCTAGGGAGGGCCGGATGAAATGTCCCGAGTGCGGTTCTGACCGCATGGAGCGATACAGCAACAACGCGATCGATTGCGTGAGCTGCGGACACTCGGCGAGCGCGGCTGAATTTGGTGCGAAGTGCACCTGTGAACAGCCGCACCATTTGCCGGTGTGGTATTGTCAGGTCCACGGTGAAGTCGTCGTGCCGATGGACTGATCAACATGAGGGGAGCCCACATTGTCGCGTCCGACGAACGACATGATTGCGCAGTGGAACGCGACGGGCATCCCAGTCGAGGTCCGATTGATCGAGACGCTGAACGTCATCGAACGACTGCGCGAAGAGAACGAGAAGCTAAAGCAGCGTGTCCACAACCAGCGCGTTGCCAACCGCGAAACTTGGGAGATTGTTGAGATGCGCCGCAAGTGGCTCGGCAGTGACACGGCGCGCAATGCCTATTGCTCTCTCCTCAAGAGGCACCGCGCGTTGCTAATTGAGTGTGGCAGACTGAAACCAACTTTCTAGGGAGCCAGGAATGGAAATTTTAGCAATTGTTCTCATCGGTGGCGGGATATGGCTTGGCGTCATCCTCATCGCATCGTGGGTGAATAATTCCAAGCGAAGCGATTACCGATAAGGAGCATCAGTTGCCCGAGCGCGTTCAACTCTCTCGCCGCAAAGGATGGCGGATGCCGCCGAACACCGTGAAGGTTGACCGCTCGACCAAGTGGGGCAATCCGTTCAAATGCGGACCTGGGCGAGATCGCGCTTACGCGGTAGACCTGTTCGGCAAGTTACTCGCCGGTTACGTTTGCCTCTGTGATTCGCCGAGTACGGATGAGCAAATCGCGTATCGCGAAATGGTCGTCCGGGATCGCGGGCAATTGAAGGGGAAAAACTTGGCGTGTTGGTGCCCAGCGGGGCATCCATGTCACGCCGATGTTCTTCTCAATCTCAAGTTCTCATGAGGGGAGCAGTCATGCTGTCACTCCGAGCCAAGATGGGATGCCTGCTGATCGCATGGGGAATTTGGATCATTCCAGGCAACGTACGCCACATGGTTCGCGGCATCCTGATGTATCACGTACCGGGCGCGCTGACGGAGGACGAAAAGCGCGAAGTCCGTGCCGCCAAGCGGGCTTGGTCGGCCAACACGAAGGGAGCGGTTTCGTGACGCATGACGAAGCGATTGCCGCCTGCAAATCTGCCGATCCATTATGGCCGGTCGGTCGAATGGAGAGCAGCGAGCAGATGGTTGCGGAATTACGGATCGCTGGTGACCGCATGTTGATCCAATCCGGCGTCATGAAGGATTGGTCGGACCGTTTCTATGCTCTCGCTTTGTCGCTTGAGCAGAGTAAGAAGAAAAAGTACGGCCCCGTGGAGTGGTCTGATGAGACCATGAGGAAGGTCCATGAAATGTGCCGAGAGCAATCCTAGCGAAGGAGC